TCAGGCTTCGACGGTTCGCATCAGGGTTGCCAGCTCATCCTTCACTGACTGTACCTGCGGGCCAATGACGACCTGCAAATTGTGTTGATTTAACTGTACCACGCCAATAGCCCGGTTAGCTTTAAGTGCGTTGGTATCCACTTTGGACATGTCCGCTACTGACAAACGCAGGCGGGTGATGCAGTTATCCAGAGAGGTTATGTTATCCGCACCGCCCAGCGCCGCCAGAATAGCTGGCGTGTTATAACCGGATTTCCCAACGGTACCGGCCACCGCCTGTTCAACGCTGGTGGCTGAGTCGGTATCGCGGCCAGGCGTTTTCAGGTTAAAGCGGGTGATGGCGAAGCGGAAGATCCCGTAGTAAACCGCGAACCAGATGGCGGCCACAACCGGCACCAGATACCACTTGGTGGACAGGCCGTGCAGGATGCCGAATACCACGAAGTCAATCACGTTACCGTCGGTGTTACCGATGGTCACACCGAGCACAGCCATTACGGTAAAGCCCAGGCCCGTCAGCACAGCGTGGATGAGGTACAGTACCGGTGCCACGAACAAGAACAGGAACTCGATAGGTTCTGTCGTACCGCCCACCACGCAGGCGATAACGCCGGAGATCAGCAGGCCTTTAATTTTATGGCGATTTTCCGGACGGGCGCAGTGGTACATCGCCAGCGCAGCGCCCGGCAGGCCGCCGAGGAAGGCAGGCATCTTACCCTGAGACAGGAAGCGCGTCGCACTTTCAGAGAAACCGTGAGTGGTCGGGCAGCTCAGCTGAGCCTGGAAGATGGTCAGCGCGCCGCTGACGGAATGGCCGCAAACGTCCATGGTGCCGCCCGCTTCCGTAAAGCGGATCAGGGCGACCAGAATATGCTGTAAACCAAACGGCAGAAGCAGACGTTCGCCCGTACCGAAAATCATCGGGCCGAAATCACCCGCACCGTTGATAATGCGGCCAATGCCGGTGATCCCCATAGCAAAAATCGGCCAAATCAGAGGGATGATCAGACCAAACAGGCCCATTACAACCAGCGTAATGATGGGCACAAAGCGGGTGCCGCCGAAGAAGGCCAGCGCATCAGGCAGGCGGATGTTATGGAAGCGCTCGTGCAGCATCCAGATAATCACCCCGGCGATCACGGCGCCAAGGATCCCGGTATCGATGGACTGAATACCAATCACGCTCTGAATGTTATTGGCTTTCAGCACCGCCGCGTCGGTCGTCGGCAGGATCCCTTTGGCGGTGAGCCAGAAGTTAACCGCAAGGTTCATCACCGCATAGCCAACGAAGCCCGCAAACGCCGCCACGCCTTTGTTCTCACGTGCCAGACCCAGAGGAATCGCAATACAGAACATCACCGGCAGGAAACTAAAGGCAAACGATCCGACCTTGCTCATCCAGATGAATCATGATTGAAGTGATATTAATATGTTAAATCAGATAGTTAAGGTTATGCGGTTTTTCTATGGGGCATCAGTGGGGCATTTTGAGTAAATGATGCGTTCAAAATGCCCACCTGGTCATGGTTATTCTCGGTCATCCATTTACCGTAAACCGTGAATAGCATTTGCGCTGACGAATGGCCCATCTGGTGCGCAACGAAATTTGGGTTCGCTCCGGCGACCAGTGCCCAGCACGCATATGTGTTCCTGGTTTCATAAGACCGTCTTTGTCGGACGCCTGCACGACGCAGGGCAGTGCGCCAGGCCGAATTAATAGACCCGGGAACGTAGCACATTGTCTTCTTGCCGTTCATTGAAGTAATGGACGGGGAGAATATAAAGGTGCATTCGTCAGTTCTCTTTTTCTTGTATTCCCGTAGGCTGACGCTTACCTTGTGTGACGCCATCATTCTGGTCAGTGGCATCTGCGCTTTAAGCGCGTCAATTGCTGGCTGGGTCAACTGTATAGTCCGAATCCCGGCGTTGGTTTTTGGCAGGGTGAAGTTTCCCTTCAGGGAATAGTTCCGTGACACTGTAACAGTCCAGTTGACAGTATCCACATCCTCCCAGGATAACGCGCTTAGTTCGCCATGCCTGACGCCTGTATTTACCGCAAAGATAACCATATTCTGAAACTGTAGCGTTGGGCAGGCCGCAACCACTCTCTGATACTCATCAGAAGTAAGAGGATCTGGAATGGGTCTTTCTTTTGCGAGAGGGGTAATACCTGCCATCAGATCGGTTTTCAGGTAGCCACTTTTGAAAGCAAAGCCCAGCATCCCGCCAAGGCATGCCATATAGCTATTGACTGTAGGAACGCTTCTTCCCTTTTTGGGTGGATGATTTAGGCCATGTCTGGTCTTCTGCCAGCCGTTCAGTAGCTCCTTCCTGGCACTAAGGATATCTTCAGTGTTCAGGCTGCCGATATACCTGTGCTCACCAATTGTTTCGATAGTGGTTGTGAGGTGGCAATCGTAACGCCTCAACGTCCCGAGGCTAAGCTCCATCTCCTTAAGCCCAAGCCATTTCGATTTCAGTTCAAGTAGTGAGATTTGCTTTCTGACAGTGCTGAATTTCTCTGCGTTCGATGAATCAGGGAATTGCGAGGCATAATTGAATGTGCCTGTCTTTATCGCAAAGCAGACTGAAGCCCGAAGTTCGCCTGCCATTTTCCTGTTTTTTGGCGTGTCAGGAACGCCGAGATTTTCCCTGACACGCTTCCCCTGATATATGAACCATATGCGTAACGACTCGCCATGAACCTCTACGCCTGTTGGGTATGCTGCCATAATCATTCCTCGCTTGATGTGCCAAAGGACATTTAAGCAGATATTCTCCGGCGTTTCGCTGGGCTTTGGTGCTCGATCCAGTGGTTTATCTCATCGCGGTTATACATGATTGGGCTGTTTTGCTTAGGTGCCATATCAGGGGCAACATGGCGATAATGCTTTCCCTCCATCCAGGTAGACCGGCGGGCATGCTGAATCATGTGCTTTGACATGCCGGTTGTCGCAGTTAAAAGTTCCTCTGTGACCCATTTATTCGGTACCAACTGAATAATGTCGCTCATGGTTTTCTCCAGGCAAAAAGAAGCCGCCCGTAGGCGGCAATAACATCAAGGGATGTGAGGCGGTGCTTTCGCACCCAATAGCCAGCTCATAACTGGCTATCAGTTGCGTCATGCTTTGATGTGGAGGCGCGGCTCACCGTCTTTCGGCTCCGGCCACTGGCGAGCCATATTCACCTTCAGCTTTTCTTCCAGCGCCGCGGTGATTTGCTCATCGGTGATACCGGCGCGCCGCTGTGCGTCCCATAGCAGGAACTGCATATCAGCCCATTCACTTAGGTCGGCAGGATCGGCAGCAGCTTCCAGCGCCTCTTTCGAAAGGTGCTTCAGAGGTCCGATGGGGCCGACATTGCCGAAGGTCTTTTCTGACCATTCAGCGTGGCGCCGCCGGATCAGGTTTCTGGTGAACTGCGATTTCTTCGATTCGTAAGGTTTCACGCTCTCTCCTTACGCCGCACGCCGGGCGCGCAGCTTCTTCAGGTGTTCTGCTGTTTCTATTTCTTCGACGATCCGCTCGGCCTGTGCTTTGGTCAGCGGTTCGAATTCGTGCTGAAAGCGGCCCATGCTGGCGATGCAGGTGCGACCGTTGCGGATGTAGTGGATTACTTCGTGGGTAGCGCGGAGGATTTTGCAGGGAGCGCCGTGGGGATCGGCGTACCAGGTATTAGGCTGGATTATCCTGAACATTTGCTGACTCCTTCAAAAGAAGGTAGACGATTGCCACAGCGCGCAGAGGGTTACGGTGAGTGGAGCTGATACCTGACTCATGAGTTGCCTGCCACACGGTCTTCCCTGTTGGGACCAGACCGATTCGATGCTTCTTCATTGCCGGGTAGAGTTCTTCGGCGCGACGTAACGGAAACCAGGCGGTGTTCTGTACCGTGTTAAACCAGTTCCACGACAAATTGGCACCGGTCTTTTCATGCGGGTGAATAGTGGCGGTGTACTTTGGCTTCAGGAAATATGCGAGCCTTACACTAATTTCACCGTCACTGAGTTTGGTGTAATCCATCAGGAGCCCCTTTGCTTACGGATAAGTTCCAAATCAGCCTGGCAACTGGCGCACGTCTGGCAGCCTGGAACGGCAGCGCGCCGCGGTTCGGGAATTGGTTCGTCGCATTCTTCACAACGTTCAGCTGATACGGCTTTACGGTCGATGCGGTGAGCTGAAAGGGCAGCGTTACGCTGAAGCTCTTCAATCTCTGCTGCGGTGTCGATGATGTCCATGGTCAATGCTCCCGGAACTGTCTGTTAATTCTGTTGAAGGTGAACGCCAGCAATAAAAAAGGAGCCTTAAGCTCCTGGGTGATTAGTGCATTCATGCTGCACCGCCTTCATTCTTCTCTGCTTCGACTGCCATCTGTTCAAGCCGTCGAGATAGCTCGGTGGCCAGCGTCTGGAATTCTTCCTCGGTCGCCACCGGGATCGGCACGAAGCGAATCCCGATATGTGCGAGGTGGTTGGCGATTTCGAGGCTCTTCCTCAGATCAACTGGAGAGGCTTTGTTCATGCGGCTTTCTCCCCGGGTAATAGTTTCAGACCATCATTCAGCGTGCGCTCAAGGTTGGACAATATTCCTCGCAACCTCTTTACCTCTTCATCCTCTGTCAGTCGGCGCGTTGCTTCCCATAGCGTCCTTGTCAGTACATAGATAGGGACATTCGGGTCGAGGCCAAGCGCTTTCGCCAGATCTTGCTGAGCGTCTGTTAACCTTTCCTCAGATTCCTCCCGGCGCTTACGTCGGCGTTGCAACTCCTCTTCACTTTCCTGGCGCAGGTTCTTCAGCCTTTCATCGTTATCCCTAATGTGCTGCTCAAGGCGCTCCTTTGATCGATGTGCTCGGCAAACAAGATCGGCGATTTCGTTGCCATGTCGCTTCATTAGTTTTTGGTCGCTGAGGTAGGTGTTGATTACGCGGCTTTTTATTTGGGTTCTCTCTGCCTGCCGGGTCATGCCGTCCATAAGCAGCTTCATCCAGGCATCGCGAGGAAGGGTATCAATCTGGCGCATGGTCGGCCCCTTAAGGGTATGCCATCCAGATTCCTTCCGGATCATCAAGCCACAACCATCTGGAATGTCGCTTTTCTTGAGCATGCCTTCAGGAACAGCAAAAACAACGCCGCCTGCGTAGTTGAAGTATTTGGTGTATTTGCCCGCTGTAACGTCAGCCCGGAAATCACTTACGCTGACTTTTACCTCATAGACGACAGGGCAGAACTTGCTGTAGCTGTGAGCAATAGAGTAGACATCAGGTCGGCACGTTCCGACGGGCCCTAGCTGCATGTCCTCCCAGCAGATGCGCGCTGTGTTCTGGCGCAAATGCTCTGCAAGGTCATGAGCAAGCTCGTTATGACTCCATTTTTTTGTTGTCATTGTTCGGCTCCAAACCGCCCGTTAAGGCGGCCAGTTTTGACGACGAACTCCAGGAGGCTAACTCCCAGAGCTTCAATTTTCTTGTGATGCTTGTTGATGATGGGAGGCACCGTTTCGTTCCAGTTAGGCTTTGGCTTCTTGCGCATGGCATGCTGGATTTCTTCGGTGCAGCGTCGGCAGGCGGCGCGGATGGCGTTGTCTTTTTCTGGCGTCGTGTGCATCAAGCTGCCCTCCATCCGTCTTTGAAGATGGGCTGGATGTTACCTGGAAAAAGCTCAACATCCGGTGATTCAGCCTGATTTCCCTAGTGATGCCAGCCTGGCGCCGCGCTGCGGCTGAATAACTCAATTCGTGGCACATCGCCGTAGAGCAGTTCCAGCCGGTGGCGAGCTTCCCACGGCTTTTCGCTGTGCGCGCCGAGCGGGCTGTAGACCACCTGCTTAATCCCTGCGTGCTTTCGTTCCAGCCCGGCGCCGCGGGTGGCAATCAACAGGTCTTCTGTATTGGCCCGGGTGTGATTGCCGCCGTTCATGCGCGTCTCGGCGTTAAGCAGATCGAGGAAGTCGTAAAAGTCGGTGATTTCACCCTCGGCCATCGCCTTGTTGATGCGCAGTTCGGCGTTCTGGTTCAGCTTCACCCAGGTAAAGCCTTTCATCGTGCGAACGGTAAATCCCCAGGCCTCAGCCAGTTCGATGGCCTCCTGGTTGTGCGTGCCGGTGTACCACATCGCCAGCACCGCGTTTTCGGCGGCAAGTTCCCACACTGGCAGGCGCTTGATGTCGATGAGCTTCATGGTGGAGTAGTGGTCGGCAGCGGCCCCGTTGCTGATGGTATTGCCGTAAGACCATGGTGGATCGACATACAGAAGTGAGTATTTCGTTGTCATGCCGCCTCCTGCCTTTCCCGATATTCCTCAGCGAGCCGCTGCGCCTTTAATGGATTGCGGACCACTTCACCCCATGGCATTAGCCAGCCGTTACCAATGAAGGGAAGGCACAGTGTGCCAACCCTGATGTCGTCGTGAGCGTGAGTCATCATTCACTCCTTACCGCGCCGCCGCGGCCGAAATAATCAATTTGCCCGTAGCGAGTGCGAGAGGGGAGTTTCGGTCCACAGGCTTCGTATTGAGGCTGGAAAGAGGCCATGAAGTTGTCGTGCCATAGCTTGGCCTCGTAGCGACGTAGGAGCTTCTCGGTCCAGTAATCATCCTCCGCCTGCTGAATCTCTTCTGGCGTTCGGTTCTCAACCAGCTTCTTACCCAGGCTCTCCTCAAGGTAAGCGCAGACCCGGGCGATGACTTGCTCCTTTGTTTCCAATTTTTTGGGCGCACGAAAGTATCCCGCCCCTTGAGGAGGTTGTGACATTTGAGGATCCTTAGAGGAGAATTATTTGATTAATTTTTGCCAGATCGCAGAAACGTATTTGACCTGATGAATAGCGTCGTCCAGTGCGCTGTGGCGGGTGCCTTCAAATGGCATATCACGCTTAGGGTCAATTCCGATCGCTTTCCCCATCTCGACTACGGTGCGCACATCACGGTCATTCCACCATTGCCATGGTGCTTCCTGCCCGGTCAGTGCATAGCTGTTACGGAGAATGACGCAGTCGAACGATGCACCGTTGCCCCATACCTGAACGAATCTCGGCATGGCGTGTTTGGCGATGAATTCAGATAGCCAACACAGAGCGGTGGAAAGCTCTTCGGTGTCATTGGTTAACGCCTTTCGCGCATCCTCGCCTTGCTCCATCCACCACAGGATTGTTGAGGCGTCAGGCCGGGCACGAAACCTCATTGATGACTCAAGCGATACATTCACCTGGAAGTCATCGCCTGTTGCGCCAGTGTTCGGGTCGAAGAATACAGCGCCAATGGAGATGATCGGCGCGTATGGTCCGCTCCCCATCGTTTCGAGGTCAATCATTAAGTGGTTCATTTTCATCCTTAAATTGCGTGAATAGCATGGCGAGGGAAGGGAAGAGTTACAGGAGCAAATGGAATATCGTCGTCGAAGTCCATTGGCGGTTCGTTAGATTGGGCGGGTGCCGACTGCTGCTGTGCGCGAGGCCGTGCGCCGCCACTGAACTGATTTCCGCCCTGCGCCGGGCTACCACCTGCTGGTGCTGCGCCACCGCCCTGGCGGCCACCAAGCATCTGCATTGTGCCGCCGACGTTTACAACTACCTCTGTGGTGTACTTCTCCACGCCAGCCTGATCTGTCCATTTGCGTGCACGCAGTTGGCCCTCGATATAAATCTGAGAGCCCTTGCGCAGGTATTCCCCTGCCACCTCAGCCAGCTTTCCGAACAGAACGACGCGGTGCCATTCCGTTTGCTCTTTGAGCTCGCCGGTGGCTTTATCTCGCCATGACTCCGATGTCGCCAGCGTCAGGCTGCACACTGCGCCTCCGGACGGAAGATAACGGACCTCGGGGTCTTGCCCGAGGTTGCCGACGAGGATCACTTTGTTTACGCCTTTGCTAGCCATTTACGCCGCCTGTTTAAGTTCTTTGAGTCGAATGCCAGTAACGTCTTTGCATTTGTTCTGGTGCTCAGTAAATCCGTTAAGCAATTTCCATGTGTCTTCATAGCGATGCTTAAGCCGATCGCTATCGTTTTCAGAGCCAGCGTATGCAGAGAATTCGGCGAGGATTTTGTCCGCATCCACGGACTGAGGTGCCTGGTCTCGTCGCTGGTGACCATCATGCGGTTGTTGGTCCTGCTCGGTTGGTGTTCCTGATGGCAATGCCCATCCCGGTAGAGCAGGCGCCTTCCAATAGAAAACGCCAACCTCTTTTGATTTCGCGTACTGGAACCCGGGCGCGCGCGTTGCTGAAACCACTGCGAACCCTTCCTCCAGGTTGTAGAGGTAACGACCGATCCCCCATTGCACGGCGGCGCGCTTCATGGCGCCAGAGCGACCACCTTTCACAGCTTCAACCTGTGTGTTTTCTGCCGCATCCCACTTGGTGATCCACTCGCCGTCAACTTTGATGGAAATACCGCACTCAACGCCGCCATTGTTCGGAATATCGCGGTATTCGTTACGCCAGCCAGCTTTGCCGCATACTTCATCCAGCCGCTTCATGATTGCGCGGTTAGTTACGTAGGCCAGCACCTTGGCCCAGATTCCGTTATTGTTTTTTCCCACCTGCTGAATGCGCCACTCAATATCCTCACTTGCAAATGGCGCATCTAAATCATCAAGGTTCATGTGTAATTCCCCACAAACTCATCCCAGCTAATGACCGGGCTCTGCCGCTCGGCGGCCAGGTTAACTGGCTCGTCATCACCCTCCGGCTTTTCCGGCAGCTCGTCGCGCATAAGGCGAAGGAATGACTCTTCATCCCACCGTTCTGCTGCCGTCATGCTGCACGCTCCTGATGGGTGATGACGTAACCCTGCTCAGCCAGCCACTCAATGACTTCTGCGCCGTCGAGTTGGGGGAGAACGTCACGGGTTTTAACGGTGCCGGCCAGCACAACGCCTTCCATCTCAACTTTGATGGTGTTGTGGGGGCCGACGGACGTGCGCATGTCTACGCACTCGCATGTGATATTCATGATTCACCTCAATAATGGATTTTCGCGCAGGGGATCAGGTCATCTTTCAGTGCGGTGAGCACTTCGATAGCCTGTTCGCGGGTTAAGCTGGTGTGGCTGGTGAGCGCGTTGACGATGTTGGTTCCGACCGTCTTTCGGTGTTTCACATCAGCTTCACGCTTTGCCTGCTCATCGGCGATGCGCTTCTGCTCAGCCAGGCGTTTCTCTTCTTCCTGTCTTGCCTTCAGGCGCTCAGCTTCCACTGCTGCGGCTTTTTCCCGTTCCGCCCGTGCTTCCGCTTCTTGCTTTTCACGCGCCGCCCGCTGTTCCGCTTCGATGCGCTGGCGTTCCGCCAGCTCAGCGCGAGCTTTCTCTTCAGCTTCACGGCGCGCTGCGGCTTCAATCTCAGCTTTGTGTTTCGCTTCGGCATCGCGTCGGGCTTGTTCTGCCGCTTCCTGTTTAATGCGCTCTTCGTGTTCACGCTGAGCCTGTTCCGCCTGGCGGCGCTGCTCTTCGCGTTCACGGTCGAAATCCTTGTTCATCAGCAGAGCCATTTCGTGGTCTGCTTCGAACTGAATCGCGCGCTGCAAATCGATGTTCTCGTTCATCACCAGCGCTTCGGCGTGCATAGCGTTCATGGCTTGTTCAGCCTTGATGCGTTCTTGCTCGGCTTCCCATTCGGTTAGAGGACGCCGCACTTCATCCTTAAGCGCTTCCAGCCGCTCACGCACAATGCGGCGGCTTTCGTCGATCTGCTTCGGCAGGGCTTTAAGCTCAGCAACCAGATCCTTGCCGGCGTTGTCGATGTAGGTTTTGGAACGGGCAACCTTGTGCGCCATGGATGCGATAGCGTCGCGGCCTTTACGGGTCGACACATCCGGCACCAGGCTGCGAGCTTCTTTCTCGATCGCCTCAATAATCGGGTCTAGCTGCTCTTTGGTGGTGAATACCGCCATTGCGTTCTGTTTCTCAATGACGACTAAGTCCGTTACTTCGCTCATGGTTTCTCCTGAAATTTGGATGTGCAGATCCCGCCCGCGTAATGCCAGGCCGATCGGTTGAATAGGGGAATTAGGATGCTTTTCTATGCCACGGATAACCGATGGCAACCTTCATTTCGTCGTAGGCTGCCATCCACATGGCCCCATCACCAATAAACAGGGCAATGGCTGCTTTACTCTGCGCGGCGCGCAGCAGGTGATGATTGATCATGCCTTCACCTCAACCTGTTTCAGGAGGCCAGCGATATGCATCTGCCAGCGGTTCAGCACCAGTTTTTCACGCGGTGCCGATACCGACGTCAGCTGCCCCTCGTTATCGTTAAGCTTTTTGGCGGTGTACTGCTTGCCGTTGTGGGTGACTGTCATGATGCCTCCCGGGCTTTGGCATTTGCCGCATTGATGGCGTCAATGTTCATCAGGCAGTAGATAGCGCATTCAGCGTCGTAATCACTCAACCCGCCGCTTGCCAGCTTATTAAGCGCGGTGCCAGTTAAGCCGATTCTGAAGCAGATAGAACCGTGTTTAGGGCCATATCCATAACGATGGTCTTCGCGCTGATCACTCCAATGGGCGTAGTTTTTTGTGCCAAAATAACGCTCGCTCAGACGGGTGAACCCCGACGCAATGTCGTTAATCGCGTCTTCAACACACCCGCGCCGCTCCATGCTTTGTTTCGGGTCACCGAAGTTAATGATCGTCATGCCATGCTTAACCATCTCAACCGTTAGGCCTTTATTGGCCTGGTTGATACCTTCAGACACGGCAATCAGCTCTTTACCGATGCGTGAGGTGTCATCAACAAACTTCGCCTTCAACTGAGCCAGTTCGGCTTCAATTGCCATTTTCTTTTTGGTCAATTCGATAAGAGTCATAATCATCTCCGCGCTTAAGGCCGCGCCGCCGAACGGTTAATACAAGACTTCTGCGCTTGTGCGGCAAAACAAAAAAAGTGGCGGTGGATGGCCGCCGGTTGTCATAACTAACCGCACTCATCGAGAACGGTGAGGTATGAAAAAAGCCGCTGGTTAGGCGGCTTATTTTTGTTTGGACTTGTGCTTTCCAGCCCACTGCTTAGCGATATAAAGGCAGTCGTCGAATATCCTCCCCTTGCGGCTTGCCTGAGAGCAGCGACGGTAATGATCCACCGCCATGTCCGCGCCGGTCATCGCCGCATTCTCGTCGTAGCCCAGCTTTATTAGCTCAGACGTGATGTTTTTGTGAATGAACTCCTGCGGGCTCATACAGGGAGACCTTCTTAGAATTCGCCAAGGTCTGGGATGCTGAACTGAGTTAACTGGAGCGCGAGGAGAGTCGCTTCCTTAACGCGCTTTTTGTCTTTCTTACGCTGCGCGAGCAAGCCACTGCCTTTTTGTCCGCGATGTTTAAAAGACAACTCATCGAATGACGCGATCTGATCGTGAATCTGCTGTCCGGTCAGTTTGGCAAGGCCTGAGACATTCAATGGGGCAATCTGAATGCCAGATTCTTTTTCAACCAGGTCAAGCATCCAGATACGCAGGTCTTTGGCTACTTTGGTACGGGAGACCATGCCGATGAGGTGCGCACCTCTCGGGGAGAAAATACGCATTTCAACTTCACGTAAGCTATTGTTTATCCCATCCTTCCTCACTTTGGTCACGGTCGTCATACTATCCGTGAACTCATCTTTGTGGCGGTTGAAGATGTTGGAAACCTTATTGGCGTTTGCATAACCAAGAAGGTCGGCCAGCGCTTCTGTTGTGAACCAGATTTTCCCGTCGCCGTTATCAAATGGCACGACACTGCGATCCTGAAACGTTAACTCGCTTCCCATATTCACCTCTCTTTGTTTACCGTCAGCCCCTCGCAAAGAGCTGCTGGTAAAGCTTCCCCGATGTTCGGGAACTGAGCAGCAAACCATTCCGGTGCGGAGTCCTCTTCGTGTGCTATACCCGCCACGCGTTACACACCTGCCTCAATCCCATTGGGCGCCATTTCAATTTGCCAGGAGCGCTCCGGGTGATTTGCTGCTTGACTGAATTCTTAATGAGCAGGCGAGTTACTGTCCGCCGCTGGCTAACTTCGCTCAGCTGTCGATGTTTCGTTTCGATGGATTGAATATACAAAACGTATTCTTATCATGAAATACGAAATGTATAATTGGTGGGTGATTTTGTGATAACAAATTGTATTCTAAGGTGATTTATTTTTTTAAATACCAGTGCTACGCTTAAAAAAACAGCTGGAGGGATGTGCATGGTTCTGGATGAAGAGCGTATAAGCATGAAAATTCAGGCGATGGGGCGGGCGGTGATGGAATTGTCACTGGCTGATTTACCCATGACCCAGCAAAACATCATCGACAAGCTGGAGCAGTACCGGAAGGAAACAGGAAACGTGACAGGGAAGGGAGTGAACAGGGATGCGGCGGAGTTGGTGAGGAAGGGGCAATAAAAAAGCCCGCACGGAGCGGGCAGGTAGTGTTGCGATAGTTATTGTTATCAGCTTCAGGCTGGATAGTTATCGGCAGAATGGGGGATGGCTTTATGGGTGGGCAATAAAAACCCGGCGCGGTGGCCGGGTTAGATTATTTCTTTTTGGTAGCTAATGCAGCTTGTTGAGAGCTGCTACCACTACCAATCGGGAACTTAGCTGCTGCAAGTGCCTTGTAGGCGTTATCAACTACCTGTTGTAAGCTCACGCTTCCCCCCATCATTTTCTCTTAAAAAATTGATAATTCAGTTCTTTATCAAAATAATGCTTGCGTTTCATCCAAACGAAGCCATCACCCTTAGATAATACAGCAACGTCAATAGGTCCGCCAACACTGTCGCTATCATTTGAGACTTTACGCTTAAAGGCGGTAAGGTTTACAAGTGATTCAGCCATATACCCTAAATCAACCTTGGCTAGAGAACCCAGCACTGAAAGCACTTTTTGCACATGATTTAACGTCATATGGTTTTGAAGTGCTTCGAGAGTATCACCTTGAGTCGTTGCAATGGTTGCATCGAAGGCTGCTTCAATCTCATATCTAGGGATTGACGGATGCTGTGCCGATATCAATCCAGTCACTTCCATTTTTAATTTCTGAAGAGAGCCAAATACTGAATCTTCTACACACTTTATAATTCCTTGGCTGCAGCCTTGCATAAAGGTGTGCACCTCATCCTCTTGTGCGAAAGGGAATATTCCAATTGAAGAGCCACTGTTGTCTTTATCCTTGGTGCTTGGTTTCATAATTTTTCCATTATAAACACCGTAGATATGATGTGACTCTATTGCAGGATAGAATTCCTCGTCCCCATAGCCAGCAAAAACAATCCCAGAATAAGTCTGCAAATCATTTTCTTTACACATATAAGATGAAAGAAGCAATGCTAGCGATTCTTTTAATGATTCAGGGTATGGGGTTTCAGGAGTATCAATATTTGGTTGTATTCTTAAGGCGCATAATTGATATGTTATTGGAGATAGCTCATTAAATGCTAATTCGAAATCTTCCTGCGTAAATGAATCAAAAAATGGGTTCTCGTTTATCTCAGAAAATTTTCTTCGGCACCGTTGCTCGATGAAATTGTGATATTCATCAAAAGATGGGGCGGCATTATTTATTTTAATGAAGCCAGCAACGTCCTCATCCTGCACATCCTTTAACAGTTTGGGTAGGATGGCATCTGAAAACAAGCTAAAGAAATATTTCCCCTGCATATCAAAGGTGACAATATTCTGGTTGCTCTGAACGAAACTAAAGAAATCGGCAGCATACTCGCTAATAAAGTCAAAAGACTTGTCATTAAGGCTTTTCCTGTAAGCTTTAATCATCAATTCCCATGGGGCGCCGCATATACCCGCATTATTATATATCATTAGTGCGACGGGATGATGCTTTGATAATTCAAATAGTTTATCTGCGTTATTATATATTTTCTCGGAGAAGCCATTTGTAGTAGTTACAGCGGAGTCTGCGGCTAATGCTATGCCAGAACGATTATATACTGCAATTTCAGCTGTCATCTTTTTGCTCCGTCACTTAGGGATTGAAATATTGATAAAAAATGTCAGTCAAAGTTTGTTTTTATCACTGATTAGTAGTTCTGGCACTAGTGATGCTTTCGAGCCGTAATGGCGTTTTAGATGCCAGATACAATACCGATCACCAACTATGCGCCGACCAGAACACCTTTCCTATCACACCAGCCGCAGCTTCGTCTCTACAGCTACACCAATGATACGGCAGTTACCATTAATAGGCACGAGTGGCCATTGCGGGTTGAGGCCCTTCAGGTACTTCTGCCCACCGTCTATCACCAACTTCTTGAATGTTGCCTCGTTAGAATCGGATAGCTTTGCTATTACCAGACTGCCATTTACCGCATCTCTACCGGTGTCGAAAAGTACATAGGTTCCTTCAGGTATGCTCAAGCCAGTAGGGGCTGTCATTGACTCGCCCTCAACGAGCAACCAGAACGCGTCACCCTGAATGTGAGCATTCGACTCAAGCCACAGATCTATATCTTTTAGGGTGTATGGCTCAACCGCTTCGCACCATGAACCAGCCTGGACACTGCTGATTACTGGATACTTGTTACCAGGATTGTAGGGGCCAGCGTACTCCACATCACCCTTAAGCGTGTCGTCAATGATCATACCGCCAGCTCCTACGGAGAAGTTCTTTTTGCCAAGGAACTGCAATATTTTTGCGATCTCGGAAAGGCTTGGCTCACGCCGAGCGTTCAGCCAATGACTTACCGCACCTTTAGTAATACCGAGGTGCTCCGCCAGCTGTTCCTGATTGATGCCCTGACTTTTCATCAGGGTCTTAGCTAAGTCGTACCATTTCATAGTCATACCCGAATGATACAAGTTGTATATATTTGCGCGAGCCACAATTCGTATATTTTACTTGCGAACAAAGAATACAAAACGTATATTTAAGTTGTTTAAAGGAGACCCGACATGAACAATATCCGAAAAATCCGCAGAAACATCGGTTTGACTCAGCGACAGATTGCCGAAGAGCTGAACCTGTCGACAGGTGCGGTTTGCCATTACGAAAAAAATAAACGCAGCTTAAGCCTTGAGCAGTGCCGGGCGATTGTTGCAGCTCTGAATAAGCATGGCGCTTCAGTAAGCGTTGATGACGTTTTTCCACCAATCAGCAACAACGCCGCCTAATTGGCGGCCCTAACCACGAAAGGGAAAGCAATGCATTCACTTACGTATCACGAGAATAACGGATTCACTGCGAATCCGATGATTTCGATAAATCAAAGCGTTCCGCGCAATAACAGTAAGCTGACCAGGATCCGCGAAGCTGTTCGCGCCTGGCAGAAGGCAACGCCCGGACAGGCTCAGGTTCACATTTCGCAACTGGTAGCAAAGGAGTGGCTGGCGCGCGGCGGTCGTGGATTGCTGCTGGCCGGTTCTGAGCACAACACGAAGCAGAACTTCTTCCGGATGATTAACGATCCGGGCCCGAAGAACGACAAGGGGTTGATGCTATTGATCCCGTCATTATCGACGTGATGGCGCGGGATAACGAGAAAGTGGCGAGAGAGTTCGGTCTGGTCGCAAAGACTGAGGCCGAACTGATAGCCGAGGCCATGAAAGAGTGCACTGAAGCGCATCAGGCGAAGTTACTTGGTCAGCCGATACAACGCCTTGAGAAAGAGGTGAGAGAAGCTGCTGAAGCACTGCTGCGCTTCCTGCCAACTGAATCAATCGCTGCGGTGGTGACAAGTCTGGCCGCTATGGCGCCGGGAGTTATGTGATGGGTACTACCAAAAAAGCGAAAGCCCTTGAAGCGGTCACTTCAAAGGCCCTTATCACACTGTGTTACGCCAAGTAACGGGAGTAAGTATGCCAGCAATAAACGAAAAGGCAAATCAGCACGCAACTCATAAATGCTCTTTCTGCGACAGAAGCAATATTGATAGCGACGTGAAAACCATAGTTGCCGGTCCAGGCGTTGCTATCTGCGATAACTGCATTCTGCTTTGTGTCGAAATTATCTTCAAGAAAGGCGGGGAGGCTGCAGATGAACTTAGCAATTAACAATATCTCACCAATCAGGCCTGATTTGCAGGTCGTGGAGCCGCGCGTGGCAGATCTTGATGATGGCTATACGCGTATTGCCAATGAACTTCTGGAGGCTGTCATGCTGGCTGGATTGTCTCAGCATCAGTTGCTGGTCTTCATGGCTGTAATGCGTAAAACATACGGTTTCAACAAAAAAGCTGACTGGGTTAGTAACGATCAGTTATCTGCCCTTACCGGCATTCTTCCGCACAAATGCTCTGCTGCTAAAAGCTCGTTAGTGAAGCGTGGAGTATTCACCCAAATCGGACGTTCTGTCGGCATTAACAAAACGGTTAGTGAATGGGTGAAATTACCCAAAACCGGTAATGAAAATAAACGTTACCTGAAAGAGGTAAATTTACCTGAATCAGGTAAGGAATGTTTACCCGAATCAGGTAACGACACTTACCCAAATCAGGTAAACACAAAAGACAAACATACAAAAGACAATAAAGACAATATTAATAAACCCCCTAAATCCCCCAAACCGGTTCCGTTCGATCCGGCTGGTGTCGAGCTTCCTGAATGGCTGTCAGTTTCAGTCTGGAAGTCATGGGTCGATTATCGTCGCGACCTGAAGAAACCGATTAAGTCTCAGCAGACGGTAACCCAGGCCATCAACCTGCTTGAGCGTTGCAAGTGCAGCGGATACCAGCCTGAAGAAATTATCAACCAGAGCATTGCTAACGGCTGGCAGGGATTGTTTGAGCCGAAAGGCGCTAAGCAGCCTTCCCGCGCTCCGTCTCGCGTATCTGAGAACTTTGCTGGCAAAGACTACGGCCAGACTGAAATTCCTGCATGGGCGAGGGACTAATCATGACGCTGGATGAAAAAATCAATCAACTTGAGAAACGCATTGCTGAGCTGAGCCAGCCGCCAGTTCAGCATGAAGATATCGAGCTAACTATCAGCACCGAGAACTGCGAAACGCATGGCCCCTTTGAATGCAGGACCAGGCATTTCTTAAACTCTGTCGTGAAAATTCCCCCGCGCCCAAGCTGCTGCCCTGAATGCCTCAAAGAGGAGTTAGGCCGCTTGCAGGCGGAAAGAGTTAGCATCAACGAAGCAGCCCGCAAAAGAAACATCGAGCGCCTGCTGGACGGACTGAACATCCCGGCGCGCTTCGAAAACTGCACGCTGCAGAACTATGAGCCAGTGAACGACGACGCAAAACGCGCACTTAAGGTGTGCCAGGCATATGCAAGCCGTTGGCCAGAGCGTTTGCAGAAGGGTGGCGGTCTTGTGATGTGCGGCAAACCAGGTACCGGAAAGAATCACCTGGCACTGGCTATCGCACGGCATGCGATCACAGAACACCAGAGTTCTGCAGTGTTTACCACGGCGCTGAAAATTGCCCGTGAGTACAAATCAACCTGGTCGAAAGGGGCAAGCCGTACTGAGGATGAGGTTATCCGTTACTTCACGAAACCTGATCTGCTGATTATCGACGAGGTCGGCGTGCAGTTCGGAAGCGACGCCGAGAAGCTGATCATGTTCGAAATCATCAACACCCGATATGAGCGGATGAAGCCAACCATCCTGATCAGCAACCAGACCAGGGAGGAGTTGTCTGCATTCATCGGCGAACGCGTTCTTGATCGCATGAGCGACGGCGGCGGATGCACGCTCTCATTCACCTGGGATTCTTACCGCTCCAAGGGGGCAGCATGAAAGGCAAACAGGCAATTCTGTGTTATCTCGAAACGCACCGGACCTTCACCGCGAAGGAAGTGGCCGCAGAGTGCGGTATGACCATCAACTGCATCACGAAGAACGCTATCGATCTGGAAAAGTCTCGAAAAATTATCCGGGTGAGCAAGGTCTGGCGAACGGTGACTTATCGCCTGGCTACACCGGAAGAGCAGGCTGGTACCGCGCGCAGCTGTACCAATGGGATATTTCAGGAGTGCCGGAACAGTCCTGCGATGAAGCGGGTATTGATGGTTTGGGGGAGAGTAGGGGTATGAAACAGAAATTTATCGAGTGGTTTACCAAGAACAACAACGGCTGCTCGCCAGCGATGGAAGACGACAGAAGCTTTGTGTACGAGATGACGCAGCACATGTTCGAAGCGTACCAGGCTGGCGTGGCTGAAGGTGAAGCCAGATGCGCGGCGCTGGCTGCGGAGAATGCGGGGCTGAAGGAGAGCCGCAAGAATTTGGCTGAATTCATTCACGAAGAACTGGACGCAGGCTATCCGCTGAACATGAGCATAGAAACCCCAGCTACCGACGCTTTCCTGGCTGAAGTGCGGGCGCAGGCCAGAAACGAAGGTATCAACTATGCCGCCAGTCGTCTCGCCGCCGCTTTCAACCATGGTTTCGTTGATAAGCCGCTGTCTGAAGTCTACGACGTGGTGCGCATGATTCTGGACACCAAAGAAGAACTGGCAAACTCCACGCTGCCAGCCGCTGATGGCTTATCTGGAGAATATGCAGAAGAGTTTCTCGAAGAGTTCGCCGCCCAAATTCGCAAAGGAGTGCAGTCATGACACATCGCAAAATAGTCAACCGTATGCGCAAGGCTCAGCGTGTTAGCGCTTCAAAAATGCATGAGCTTAATGAGGTCGGCATGGTCGGCGTACATGGAGTGAAGGATGTGGAAATTCACAATATCTGCGTTGATGCCCACAATGTGCATGTTGGAATCTGGAATCAACTCCAGCGCTATATCAACCAACTAACTCGCAAGCCCGGAGCCGCCCAATGACCAACATCGACAAACAGGCGCTGCGTGAAATGGCAGAGAAGGCTACACCTGGTCGCATCGGAGACAGGATTGATGGCAGTGGCAGTTTCAAATATCAGTGCTTCGGTAACGACGGCTCTTTGGTTTTGCAAACAGACCATAAAAATATGGAGTACGGATTCATTGGTGGAAACAGTGAAGCTGATGAGTTGTTCTTCAGGTTGTGTGACCCCTCCACCGTGCTGGCGCTGCTGGATGAGTTGGAAACCGCAGAGAAGCGAATCGCTGAACTGGAAGCGAAGCTCGATAGCGCAGATAAATTGCAAGATAGCGCATTTCGTCATGGTCTTCAGCATGGCTTCAGTTTAGGTCAAACGGATAATCAGGCTGGATTTGAAGAGTGCTTATCTGCCTATGGCACCGGTAAAGGAGAGTGAATGTGAAAAATTATCTCAGCAATTTAGCCAGCATGCTTCAGGGGATTGCAGGTGTCATTTCAGACGGCGAGCGGGTGCAGAAAGAGTGCCCTGCGCACTTAAAGTCAGCACTACTCGAGGCTTCTCACGCGCTAGATGGTCAATCGGTCAGGGTCAATTATCCGCCTAATGGAAAGCCTGAAATTGTTAATGCCCGCGGACACCATCGACCGCTTACCTTCCGGGAACGAGTGGCAATCCGCTTACTTGGTGGCAGGACGGAGATTCGCCCATGAGCACTATTACCAGAGAACTGGCAAAGCTGTTCAGAAAAATTACGAATTCTGAAATTGATGCGGAGGGTAACGCTCATGTTGTTTTATCTCCTGCTGATAGCCTCCTGATTAATAATGCGCGTATCGCGCTGGCATCGCTCGAAGCGGAGCCTGTGTGCGTCATCGACCAGTCAAATCTTGATTATCTCAAATCTGGATCCGATGCTGACGTATGGCCTGCGTCCAGAGCAGAGATGGGTGATGTTCTTCTGTATCGCTCTGCCACGCCAGCGCCGGTATCTGTTCCCGCTGCGATGGAAATGGATGATGACTTTGACAGCGCGTTTGAACACGGAAAAGCTGTTGGCTGGAACGCCTATCGCGCCGCCATGCTTCAGGGTGCCGATCGACCACAAAACGAACCGCAAAATATTCCGGAAAATATTCCAGCCACACAGTTTAAGCCGGTAGCAGACCTGTACGGCTTAACCTCACCAACTGGTGGCGAAACATCATTCACTTTCGACGCTGTTGAAGCTCGTGATTTCATTGATGGCGGTTGGTCATGCCAGGAGTACGTGGAGCTTGAACGCTTTCAGGAAGCGATAACCAACCATACCGAGGATAAGCTCGCTATGGTTGACCATTCCGGTGACTCCAACAATATGGTTGAACCTGTAACGACGGCTTACAAGTTGCCAGCCAACACGCCATGCAAGGAAGCGCCAGAACACATTTGGCTTCAGACCGCCGGAGTATGGCCGGAGAACGGAGAGTTCAGCGAATTAACATGGTGCAGCGACAATCAGCACAAGGACGATACTCTCTATGTTCGCGCCGACGTCGCGTCTGGCAACTCTCCGATGATTCCGGATGGTTGGGTGGCGGTGCCGGTTGAGCCGACAGAAGACATGATCGTCAATGGATTCGAGTCAGAACCAGATGAGAGCTTTAGCGATGAGAAAGAGTGGGCAACATACGACGCCATGAGCGGATGCCAGCAGGCGGCGCATCGGGCGAAGTTGTGCTGGGCGGCGATGATTTCGGCAGCGCCAAAGCCAGATGCGCGGTAATTCCTATCAATAATCACGGCATGTGCGATAACCGCGTTTAAACAATATTATACTATTGAAATAAAAAGATTATTTTGTAAATGAGCTTTCCCTCCGGATTTGAATTGGTACCATCATAATGCAGTTAAATTCTAACCGGAGGGTGTTATGGTCTGTCCTGGTTGTGGTTCAATCGCTATCGGAAAAGAAGTTACTCGCAGAGGGTGGAGTGGCGACTACGTTTGCCATCAATGCGGATGCAACAATGCAAAAGATGCATTTGAAAGTGAGAATAAATCGAAGGAGAAAGCGCCAACATTGAAGTTAAAAAAGAAAGCTTCACCCATTTGATTTTGTAAAATCATCAAGCCATAATCATGTCATCGGAGCCTGAACAACTCCGGTGACTTCTGCGCATTTAAGGGGACTTAAATGCGACCACAATCTGAACTCCTCACCTTGTCACAGATGCAGAAATGCACCTGCGATTTTCTGCATTCTGCGTTACCTCTCGGAGGTGGCGTATGAAACAGCCTGTTTTCTACCTCCGCGACGAACGCGTTCGCGATAACCTCATCGACTACATCAGGAAGCTGCCCGTTAACGACGCTCTGCCGCTCGTGGTGAAGTTTTCTGAGGCTGACCGCACTCTCGCCCAAAACGACCTCTTCCACGCTCTCTGTGGCGATACAGCGAAGCAATTGCAATGGGCTGGCAAGTCGCGCGACCTCGCTTCATGGAAAGTCCTGTATGTCTCAGGCCATGCCATTGCCACCGGTAAGCCTGGTGAAGTGGTGCCGGGTCTGGAAGGGGAGTTCTGCGCCATCCGGGAAAGCACTGCGAAGATGGGCATCCGTCGCATGACCAGTCTCATCGAATACAGCCAGGCATTTGCTGTGCAAAACGGCGTGCAACTCCGTGAAGTTCGCTACTCAGGTGATTACTTCGGGAGGGTTGCGTAATGGCTAGCCCTCTCGCTCGCATCATCACCAACGAAATCTACCTGGTCCGGACACGCACTAAGCGCAAGCCTGAACTCAAGCCATCCGAAATCCCATCACTGCTCGGCTACACCGCACGACTGACCCAGGTGAAATGGGATCGCCTGAAAGCGCGGAGGTCACATGGCTAATTTATGCAAAACGGCACGCGGCCGCGATTGTCAGGTGCGGATCCCCGGCGTATGCAACGGCAACGCTGAAACCTCGGTACTGGCCCACATCCGTATTGCTGGCCTCTGCGGGACCGGAATCAAGCCGCCTGACCTGATCGCAACCATCGCATGCAGCAGCTGCCACGACGAGATTGATCGCCGCACCCGTCTGGTCGATGCGGAATATGCAAAGGAGTGCGCGCTGGAAGGCATGGCTCGCACGCAGGTCATCTGGCTGAGAGAGGGGCTCGTGAAAATATGAATATTTTCGATATCACGCCAGTCAGCAAACCCCGCATGACTCAACGGGACCGGTGGGTAAAACGTCCGGCAACAGCGGCATATTGGGCTTTTAAAGCCGAAGTACGCCAGCTCGGGATCTGTCTGCCTGAGTCCGGTTATCACGTCACCTTCATCATTCCCATGCCAAAAAGCTGGAGCCAGAAGAAGCGCGCGCAACTCAACGGCCAGGCGCATCAGCAGAAACCGGATAAAGACAACCTGGAAAAGGCGCTACTCGATGCCATTTTCGACGACGACAGCCGCGTCTGGGATGGCCGGGTGACAAAGCTTTGGGGAGAGAAGGGGCAGATCATTATTGGGGAGTGCGCACCGTGACCAGTGACCAGATAGCCAGATACCAGGCCGAAAGCGTTAAGCGCGCCAGTATGCCGCCAGTAGCAAAGCACAGCCAGACCAAAACCAACCAGCCTCAGAAGGAAGCCGCATAATGAAACTGGAATTAACCAACGACCAGCATCAATGGGTAGACCAGTGGCTCCAGTTGTGGGGCGCATGGTGCCAGACCGGCAAGATTGATAAAGCGATGATCAACATGATTGCCAGATTCATGGCTACCGTCGAGCCCCAGCAAGCATCACGGCCGGTATGTAGTGATGATGACGGGATGCTCATTGATGCTGTCATTCGCCACTACCTGAAGAATGTGGATGAAAATGCCTGGCGGGTTATCTTCGCCTACTACGTCTGCAACTCCAGCGAGATCCGAATTGCATCATGGCAGCATGCAGTAAGTAAGCCTCGACTTATGAAGACGCGTGGCGGCAATCAGTACAAACAACCAAGCATCTCGACAATCCGTAGAGAGGTGAAGCAAATCATCAATGCTTCATTGTTCTGTTTATACCAACCGCTTCAAAATGCGTTTAACAATCGCGAAAATGTGAGGAAAATTGCAAAAAAGCCTCACAACACGCTTGCTTTTCAATGAACAAATGAGCAGAATAAATCGTATATGTTGCCGTTGTTGTGTGTGACATGAATGAATGCCAAGCCTCGCCATTGTGCGGGGCTTTTTATTTGCCTGTAGCTCAGAGGAAAGAGCAACCGCCTTCTAAGCGGTTGGTCGCTGGTTCGAATCCAGCCAGGCGAGCCATCAGCAAAACAAGTCGTCATCGCGGCGGCTTTATCTTGCATCAGGTGCATAACTGAATTCGCGAATACGTTATGCCGTCCGCTCCACGAAACGGAGTGCACAACAGGAAAGAGCATTGAACAAGGCTAAATCCGGAAGACGCGACTAATGCCATCCGGGCGTCCAGTTCTCTATCCGTTGTGGTGTAACTCAATTCCCGCTTGCGGGTTGAATGGGTAGAGTAACGCATCAACCGGTTATCCGGCAGGGCAGGCATGATGCTAATGCTGAACCTGAGTATCGGTTCGAGTCCGATCGCCACACACAGAACCCACTACCTGGGCCCCTTCGGCCAGAGAGCCGACATTGCCTTACCCTCACATTGCCAGCCTGTCGCTGGCTTTTTTATTTTCAGGCTCCGGGAACCATCATCGACACGCCTACTTGTTAAATCGTCCCGAGGGCCTGACCTAATCAACCAGCACCAAGCAGGTGCGAACATGAAGAAAACCACTATGCAAGACAGACCAGATACCTGGGCGGTGATGCTTGCGTGGCTTGTAAACCACAAAAACGAAGCTGGCTATTCGGTACTGGCTTTTGTCATGTCGATACTCGCTACCTCGCGCGGCGCGAAATCAAAGTGGAAAGACCGGATCGCCGGCGCAACGATGTGCGGGATCCTTTGCTTCTTCGCTCAGCCGACACTCACGGCTATATGGGCAATCTTCAACTGGAATTTCCCCCCTGAGCTTTGCTGGCCGATCTCGGCTGGCGTCGGGTATGTGGGGGTGGATTCGCTTTTCGCCTATGCGCGCCGTCGCCTTGGCCTGAATGAACCGGGAGACAAAGCAAATGCTGACCCTCAGTAAATTCCAGCAAGCAACGGGCACCAGTGCGGCACTGGCCGGTAAGTGGTTTCCAGTCGTGCTGGCTGCAATGCAGAAGTACGACATAAGCACACCGTTAAGGAAGGCGCACTTCCTCGCGCAGGTGGGGCATGAATCATCTGGCTTCGTGCATGTGGAAGAGAGCCTGAATTACCGCTACGGCGCATTGCTGGCAATGTTCGGCAATCGAATCAGCCAGGAAGATGCTTTCAGATATGGTCGTGTTGATTCCGGCCAGAATGCTCATCCGGCCGACCAGAAAATGATTGGCAACATCATCTACGCCAACCGGAACGGGAACGGCGATCGCAACAGTGGTGATGGATATCGTTACCGCGGGCGCGGCCTGATTCAGGTGACGGGGAAAGCGAATTACGCCGCGCTGGTGAAGCAGCTTGGCGTTGATATCGTGAAGAGCCCGGAACTACTTACTCAGCCTCAATATGCTGCTGAGTCCGCAGCTGCCTGGTGGAGCAATCACGGACTTAACGCTATCGCTGACTCAGATGATGTTAGCCGCATCACCAGAATCATCAACGGTGGTACCAACGGACTGGAGGACAGGAAAGCCCGCTTGACTAAAGCTAAGGGGGTTTTATGTTCGGGTTAATCAGTTTATTCCGCATTTTCAAAAATAATGCGCACATTCTTATTCCTTGCGCGTTCATCATCCTTGTCGCTATCTGCCTGTGGGGGCTGAACGCCCGCAATCATCAGTTAACGGCGACGAACGACAGGCTGACACAGCTTAACGACAGCAAGGATGTGCAGATCAACGACCTGAGGGCTAAAAATGACGATCTGGCGGGGAGCGTTAAAGAACTTGCTGGCGCCGTTAACAGGCAAAACGTGGTCATGTCCGAGGTCGCAGAGCAAAGGGCAGAATCGGCCAAGCAGAACAGAATGCTACAGAGCGAGATTAAGCGCTACCTGGCGGCAGATAAGTGCGCTGCTGCTCCTGTTCCTGATGCCGCTGTTGAGCGGTTGCGTGCAGCAGCAGAAGCCGCCCGTGGAATACCGAGTAATAAAGCAGCCGGCCCTGAACCTTCCGGCGGAGCTGACGTCGCGCCTTGATGTGCCGGATCTGCCAGACAATCCCTCATACGGTGACAGTGTTTCGATGAACGCAACACTTTACGGGATCGTCGGCCAGTGCAATTACGACCGGGCAGCAATTCGCAAAATTGAGAAAGGGCGAAATGATGAAAATCAACCAGTGCAGTGAAGGTTTCGACAACCCATCCAGGTTCCGTGAGGAATGGGATAAGCAGACCCAGGGGAAATAGAGCCTCATCCCTGAGGTTCTGACACAGTCTCTCCTCTGGACTTTAACCGTAGCAGAATCACAGAGCCTCGTATTAGCGGGGCTTTTTTGCATCCGCATTTCACCGCGCACCGCAGCGCATTCAAACCACGTCGAACCAAACCCTTTGAAATGAGCCTTTGAGGAAGTCAGTTAGTGCTGGCGAGCCTCGACGGGCTGATTTCCTATGCGGCAAAGGTTCATCTCAAAGAAAGGTAAACGCTATGAATAATCCGTCAGTTATTCCGGCTTTCGATTTTCGTGAAATGGTCACGACCCTCGACAACAAGATAATCACCACATCACTCAAGGTGGCGGATTACTTTGGCAAGCGACACAAAGACGTTTTGCGTGCCATACGCAACCTGAAATGCTCCGATGACTTCACCCAGCGCAATTTTGCGCCCATTGATTTCATTGATAAAAATGGAGATGTTCAGCCTATGTATAACATCACCCGCGACGGATGCATGATGCTGGTGATGGGATTCACTGGCAAAACAGCTGCCTCAGTAAAGGAGTGTTACATCAATGCCTTTAACTGGATGGCCGAGCAGCTAAACCGACGCATGGCGATGGGTGAGGAAATGCAGCACCGCTACGCCATCAAAGAAACTCGCTCAAAGCTGAAAGGCACGATCGGTAGCCGGTTGATGAACGAGCGGAAGAAAGAGAAGCGCGTTCTGGAGCTCGAGCATGAGCACATCATGCAGGTAACGCAGCCAGAATTGCTGATTGGCTGATCGACATTACAGAAGCTCTTCACTGAGGGGCTTCGATAATGATCTGTATAACCCCGCAAGGATGGTGATCACATCTTGCTGACGGGTAAGCCGTAAGTGGCTAAGCACTTCTGAGAAGCAGGGCAACAGCTGCGACACGTGGAGAACAAAATGGCTACCGTTTACAAAATCACAATCACCAAAAAATCCAAAGAGACCTTCACCGGGCTCATGACCCGCAGCCAGCCAGAAATCGTCAATGGTTATGTCGCTCTGGCAATGGATGACGGCAAATGGCGATACTTCAGCCAGGACAGCATTGAGGACTTCCTCTTCGAGCCTATAGAGCAGCCAGCAGAACAAACAACGGAGTAACCCATGGTTAACGATGACGAGCGCAGGCCATATCCGCCAGTTAACTTCATCGCATCCGACAACTGGCAGCCATACACCCGGCTCATTCCCGCCAATGAAGTGCATGAGTGGGTAAGCCGCCAAATCCTCAGCGATACCGGAAGCATCCATAACCCTGACCACGAACACCTGTTAGAGGCTGACCTCTGCTTCATGTGGGCGTCTGATTCGTTCGCGAAGAAGGGCCGTTACGTTCTGGGGCAGGCTGAGCAGGTAATGCTGCGTGCAGGGGGATGGCAGAAAGCCCGCATGGAACAGCAGATGCATGAATGGTTCGGGCGCGTACCGAAGTACATCATCACGCTGGCTGCCGATTATTGCTCCCAATGCAGTGACCTTGAGTTCTGCGCACTGGTAGAGCATGAGCTTTACCACATCGCCCAGGCCACCGATGATTTCGGCGCGCCAAAGTTCAACAAAGAGACCGGGCAGCCAGTGCTCACACTGCGCGGCCACGACGTCGAAGAATTCACTGGTGTCGTACGTCGATACGGTGCCAGCAAAGAAGTACAGGAGCTCGTTGATGCGGCCAATGCGCCAGCAGAAGTGGCTCACATCGATATAGCCAGGTCATGCGGGACGTGCATGTTGAAGCTGGCGTAACGCTTTATTCAGATTGTCATGGAGGTAGCCTGTGGCAGCATTATCGACAGAGGTTAAAGCCTTCATCGTTCAATCACTCGCCTGCTACGAGACCCCGGTAAAAGTCATTGAGCTTGTAAAGGCTGAATATGGCATCGATGTCTCACGGCAGCAGGTGTCGCAATATACGCCCGGCAACGCAATGGCGGCAAAGTTGAGCCAGAAGTGGATTGACCTTTTCAACGCCACCCGTAAACGATTCCAGAATGAGATCGCCGACATCCCGATCGCAAATAAAGCGTACCGGTTGCGCGTTCTCGACCGAATGGCGACCAATGCTGAAAAGATGAAGAACTACGGCATGACCTCGCAGCTTATCGAGCAGGCCGCCAAAGAAATGGGCGATGCCTACACTAATCGCCAGAAAGTCGAGCATACAAGCCCTGATGGCAGCATGACTCCGCAGCCGACAATCATCCAGTTACTACCTGTTGAGCCGAAAGCATGAGTGAAGCCGTTCAACTGCCGATCCCCGCGAAGCTTGCACCACTGTTCACCGCCGTGAATAAGCGTTACCGGTGTTCGCACGGTGGGCGTGGCAGCGCCAAGACGCGCACTTTTGCGCTGATGACAGCCGTAAAGGCGTATCAGTCGATGATGAACGGTGAAAGCGGGGTGGTGCTCTGTGCGCGTGAATTCATGAACTCGCTGGAAGAGTCGAGTATGCAGGAGGTGAAACAGGCGATCCTGTCTGTACCGTGGCTGGCTTCCAACTTTGATATCGGCGAGAAGTACATCCGCACCATCGACAAGAGCGTTAACTACGTGTTCTGCGGTCTGCGGCATAACCTCGACAGCATCAAGTCGAAAGCGCGCATTCTGCTGTGCTGGGTCGACGAGGCTGAATCAGTCAGCGAAATAGCCTGGCAGAAGCTGAGCCCAACAGTTCGTGAAGAAGGCTCAGAGATTTGGGTGACGTGGAACCCGGAGCGTGACGGTAGCGCCACTGATAAGCGTTTCCGCAAAGAGGCAGGCGACGACTGCATCACCGTTGAAATGAACTATACGGATAACCCGTGGTTCCCTGACGTGCTGGAAGGCGAGCGACAGAACGATCAGCGCCGCCTCGACCCGGCAACATATGCATGGGTTTGGGAGGGGGCTTACCTTGAAAACTCAGATAAGCAGGTACTGGCCGGAAAATACCGGATCGCTGAGTTCTCGGAAAACCTCTGGAAAGAAGCTGAGCGCCTGTTCTTCGGTGCCGACTTCGGTTTCGCCAAAGACCCTAACACACTGGTGCGTTCGTTCATCCTGCACAACCGGCTGTACATTGAGTACGAGGCATACGGCCAGCAGACAGAGCTCGACCACATGCCTGAGCTATACGACACAATCCCCGGATCGCGTGACTGGCCCATCAAGGCCGACTCCGCTCGACCCGAGACGATTAGCTATCTCAAGCGGCAGGGATTCAACATCTCAGCTGCCGAGAAATGGCAGGGTAGCGTTGAGGACGGGATCGCGCACCTTCGCGGATTCGACGAAATCATTATCCATCCCCGCTGCAAGAACGTCGCGCGCGAGGCCCGCATGTGGTCGTACAAAACTGACCGCATCACCGGTGAGGTGTTGCCGAAACTGGCTGATGGTGATGAGCATACGTGGGACGCCATCCGCTATTCCCTTGATGGACATATCAAACGTAAACAGCAGGGTGTCGGCATGATGATTCCGAAACGCCTTCGATAATCAACGGACACGACATGAACGATAAATTACAGTTGGCGGTTAATCACGCGATTAACGACGCCAGGCTTGCTCGCGCCCGCATGGGGATGCTTAACCCTTCGATGGGGCTGGACGCCAAGCGTAATTCTGCGTGGTGCGAATATGGCTTCCCTGAGCAGGTCACATACGAAAACCTCTACGCCCTGTACCGGCGCGGTGGTATTGCTCACGGTGCCGTTGAGAAGCTGGTGGGCAAGTGCTGGCAGACTAACCCGGAAATCATCGAGGGTGAGCAGGCTGACAAAAAGCGCAAAGAAACCGCCTGGGAGAAAAAGTCCAAACAGGTATTCAACAACCGGTTCTGGCGCTCGTTCGCAGACGCTGATCGCCGTCGCCTTGTCGGTCGTTATGCAGGCATCCTTCTGCACGTCAATGACTCCCTCGCCTGGGATCAGCCTGTAACGAAAGGCAAAATGCTCCAGAAGGTTACTGTCGCATGGGCAGGCTCTCTGACAGTTGGCGATTGGGACACCGGCCTGAACTCGAAAACCTACGGACAGCCGAAGATGTGGCAGTACGCCGAACGGTTGCCGAATGGTTCAAGCCGCCGTGTCAATATCCACCCCGATCGCGTTTTCATCCTTGGTGATTACTCAGACGATGCCATTGGGTTCCTTGAGCCAGCTTATAACGCCTTTGTGAGCCTGGAGAAGGTAGAGGGCGGGTCTGGTGAGTCATTCCTGAAGAACGCCGCTCGCCAGTTAGCTCTTAGTTTCGACAAGGAAATCGACTTTGGCAGCATTGCATCTATGTACGGCGTTAAAGTAGATGAGTTGCAGGATAAATTTAATGACGCTGCACGCGAGATGAATCGCGGAAATGATGTGCTGCTTTCTCTCCAGGGGGCCAGCGTAACCTCCCTCGTTTCTCCGGTTTCTGATCCGTCTCCAACCTATAACGTAAACCTGCAAACAGCCGCCGCAGGAGTTGATATCCCGACGCGCATTCTGGTTGGCAATCAGCAGGCCGAGCGCTCAAGCACTGAGGACCAGAAATACTTCAATACTCGCTGCCAGTCTCGCCGTGGCGACCTGTCATTCGAGGTTGAGGACTTCTGCGACAAGCTGATCGAATTAAGCATCCTCGATCCGGTCAGTCAGAAGACCGTTATCTGGGACAACCTCAACGCGCAAAGCGACAGTGAAAAACTGGATGCCGCTCAGAAGATGTCGCAAATCAACAGCGCTTCCATCGGCACGGGTGAGCAGGTGTTTACTGGTGAAGAAATTCGCGTGGCCGCCGGGTATGAGGGTTCGCCAGAACCACTTCCAGAGGTAGATGATGACGAAGAAGAAAGCGAAGTCACCGATACTTCCGGGGAACCTTAAAGACCCGACAGGCGCTGACCTCCTTGAGCGCGGAGCAATGAACGAATTCGCCAGGCGAATGAAGCGTATTGGTAAGGCGTACAAGGGCATTCTTGACCGCATTCCTGCATCGCCATCAGTAAACCAGCGTTACACCTTCGACCTCGATTCCACCCAGCTATCAATGCTCCTCAGCAATGCCTCATTGCTGGTGGATGAGATATTGGGTGCGGATAGCGAGATGGGGTTCTGGTTCTGGGCTGATTACGTCAACCCGGCGTATCAGCGCGGCACGGCGCAGGAGTTTGCCAATCTGGCACAGCAGTCAGCCGTGTACGCTGCCGGACAGGAAAGCGTATCGGCAATCCTCCTGAGTGAGCCTTACCGACGCAGGCTGATTCTGGTTCGCGCTCGCACCTTCGAGGAAATGAAGAGCCTCAGCACCGATGTGAAAGCGGATATGGCGCGGATACTGACCGATGGTCTGGGGCGCGGACAGAACCCGCTGGAAATAGCGAAGCGCATCACTGAGCAGACGGGAATTGAGTCTCGCCGGGCTAATCGTATTGCCCGGACGGAGATTACCACCGCGTTGCGCCGTGCGCGCCTGGACGAAGACGACGAAGCCAGAGAACGATATGGCATCCGTACAAAGCAGATGCACATATCAGCGCTCAGCCCGACGACCCGAAGCACCCATGCCGCGCGTCACGCCCATCTGTATACCGCAGAAGAGCAGCGGGAGTGGTGGGCTAAGGATGCAAACGGCGTGAACTGCAAATGCTCCACGATCGCGGTTATGGTCGATGAAAGCGGCAATCCATTAAGTGACACCATCATCGATAAAGCTCAGAAAACATTTAACACAATGAAAGCCCGTGGCTACCAATGGGCTAAGGGTTAACTCATGCCAATGCAAGTTAATGTCACCTCGAAGGTGAACAGTAAGGCCATCCGGCGCGAACAGCACAACGGACGCGAGCACTGGGTTGTTCCTTCCCACACCCTTCCGGCGAACGTGGTCATGAACGGCGGCCTGTATCCGGCCAGTGAGATTGACCAGCACTACAGCGGCCTGGAGGGGACGCTGGCACCGCTTGGACACCCACAGGTCAACGGTCAGTTTGTTTCTGCTTTTAGTCCTGAAGGGCTGAATGTGGGTTACGTCGGGGCATGGAACAAAAACGTCAAGAAGTCCGGCAACCGCGTCTACGTCGAGAAGTGGATCGACACAGAAGTGGCAAAGCGCACGGATGACGGAAAGCGCCTCCTTGAGCGTCTTGAAGCGCTGGAGAAAGGCGAGGATGTTCCGCCAATCCATACCAGCGTTGCCGTATTCCTGGAGGAGCTTGAAGCGAACGATGAGCAAAAAGCTCAGGGGGCTTCATGGGTTGCGAAAATTCACGCGATGGACCATGACGCCATCCTTCTGGATGAGGTTGGCGCGGCCACGCCAGAGCAGGGGGTAGGGATGATGGTGAATGCTGACCTTGCCACGCCACTGAAGGCTAATTCCGGCGCTCTGGTGGGAGAAACATATCGCGAGCGCGAGCGCCGACTGGAGAAGGCTGCGAAAGATAAATTCGCTCCCGGCGAGAAAGAATACGCCTGGGTAGCTGACTTCACTGACTCGCAAGCGGTAATCATCCTCAACAATGGCGAGCCTAAGGTTTACGGATACAAGTCTGAAGGCGGAAAGATTGTCTTTGATGATACCGGGACAGAGGTTCAGCGCCAGAGTTCATGGGTTGCCGTCGTCAACAAACTCAAATCTTTTTTCACACCGCAGGAACAGCCTGCACCAAACCACAAAACGGAGGGCGACATGCCTTTAACCAAAGAAGAACTGGAACAAATCGGCAGCATGATCGGCCAGGCTGTTGCGACCAATACCGAAGCGGCTATTAAGCCTCTCGCGGAAAAGGTTGATGCGCTGCAAGCCAATCAGAATCAGCTCGCGGAAACCCTGACTGCTAACACCCGCGCTGAAGAGAAAGCCAAACGTGATGCGGTTGCCAAGGTCCATGGCGACATCGTGGCCAACGCGCTTTCTGGCGATGCGCTGGACGCGATGTTCAAAACCATCGGTGAATCCGCGCCGCTGGGAACCAACTCTGCGCAGCAGCAGAAAGAAACCGGTGCGCCTAACCCTGACGAATACTTCAAATAAGGAGCCAGACTAATGGCACGTTATCGCCGCGTTAATATCGACGGTCAGTCTCTGTACAAGACCGAAACCCGCGCCGCCGCCGCAGCACTGCTGCCTGGTACGGCTGCTGTTATCAATGGCGACAATCAGTTTGCGCAGGCAACCGCGCTGACCGGTCGCATCTACATCATCGACGTGGCCTACCATCAGGGCTTGAATATCACAGAAGCGGTTCCCGCTGGTGATTCCGCTGTTGGCAACTACGTCGAAGAAGGCCGCGAGCTGGCGCTGCTCTGCGTCGCCGGAACCTACGCCAAAGACGACCCGATCAAGCTGGGCGCAGATGGTAAGTTCACGAAGGCAACGGCGGATACCGATTCGGTGATCGGCTACAGCCAGGATGATGCAACCATTGCCGCCAGCACTACCGATTTCATCCGCGTGCGCATGCGCGTTGGCACTGTAGCTGCACCGGCAACCGGCGGCGGCGAGTAAAGGAGAGCAAGAATGTATTTTACCCCCGAAACACTGGCTGCTAACAGCCGACTGCGCGGGCACTGGAATGAGCTGTGGGCCAACCGCAACATCTTCAACCATCATCACGACATGATGGTTAACTCATATCGCCAGAGCATGACCCCGGAAATGCTGGCAGCTAACGCTGTAGGTGGCTTCGCCCGTGAGTTCTGGGCCGAGATTGACCGCCAGATTATCCAGATGCGCGATCAGGAAATTGGCATGGAAATCGTCAATGACCTGATGGGCGTGCAGACTGTGCTGCCTATCGGAAAAACCGCGAAGCTGTATAACGTGTCTGGCGATATCGCTGATGACGTTTCTATCAGCATCGATGGCCAGGCGTCGTATTCCTTCGACCACACGAACTTCGGTTCTGATGGCGACCCGATCCCGGTATTTACTGCCGGTTACGGCGTCAACTGGCGTCATGCTGCTGGCCTGAACACTGTTGGCATCGATCTGGTACTGGAGTCTCAGTCCGCGAAGATGCGCAAATTCCACAAGAAGCGCGTCAACTTCTATCTGAACGGCGACTCCAGCATTGTTGTTGATGGCCTGCCAGCTCAGGGCATGAAAAACCACCGCAATACGCAGAAGATCAACCTGGGCAGCGGAGCGGGCGGTGCCAATATCGACCTCACCACCGCAACCCCGGCTCAGTTGCTGGCCTTCTTCGGCCCGACCGGACCGTTCGGCCTGACGGCTCGCCGCAACAAAGTTACCGCTTACGACAAGTTGTGGGTCAGCCCGGAAGTGTGGGCAAACATGGCGAAGCCGTATCTGGTAGACATCAACACCGGCACCAATGCCCTGTTGAGCGGAACCGTTCTGGATGCGATCAGCAAGTTCATTCCTGCGAAGTCCATCCAGATGTCCTACGCGCTGTCTAGCAATGAGTTCCTCGCCTATGAGCGTCGTCAGGACGTGATCTCACCGCTGGTCGGTATGGCCGTCGGCGTTGTCCCTCTGCCACGCCCGATGCCTCAGTCGAATTATAATTTCCAGATTATGAGCGCTGAGGGCTTGCAGATTAAGAAAGACGGCGAAGGCCTGTCCGGCGTGGTCTACGCCGCCAACCTGGCATAAGGAGATCGACATGGCTAAATACCAGGTAATCAAAGCATGGCATGGCGTGAGCGTCGGTGATGTGGTTGAAATTGAGAAACTGCATCCGTCGCTGAAGCCTCATGTGATTAAGCTCTCTGATGCGGCTTTAACCCCTGCAACACCTGACGCCGGTACCGGTGAGAAATCTCGCAAAGAAGTTATCCAGGATCGTCTGACTGAGCTGGGAATCGAGTTTAAAGGCAATCTTGGCGCTGAAAAGCTCAGTGAGCTGTTGCCAGATGGCGAACTCGAAAAGCTTTTCCCTGCTGAATAACAGCCGCCGCTAAGGCGGTTTTTTTATGCCCCGCTCCGGCGGGGTATTTCACGGAGTCGATAATGGTAACTCTCGAACAGGCGAAGGGGTATTTGCAAAGTCAGGGCGTTTCCATTCCCGATTTTGTTCTTCAGGCTCTCGTCGACCAGGCTAACAGCATACAGGAGTGTCTCGATGCGCATTATCCGGCATCAGTCGCGCTGCTGATTCAGCTCTATCTGCTGGCGCTTATGGGGCTGGCGCAAGGCGACAAGTATATCAGCTCGCAGACTGGCCCTAATGGTGCGTCACGCTCATTCCGGTATCAGTCGTTTCCCGATCGATGGAAAGGGGCGCTGGCACTGTTGCGCGTCACCGATAAACACGGCTGCGCTAATGACCTCATCCCTCCAGACCCGACCAATACAGCTTTTGCTGGCATATGGATTGCCAGGGGTGGATGCATGTGTGGCGGGGGTCGGTGATGGGGTGGATATCGGTTAAGAAGCGGCTGCCGGAGCCTTTTGTCAAAGTCTGGGTGATGACCGACAGTGGTAAACGCGTTACCGGATACGTCAAAAGCAACGGTGACTGGTATCTGCTGTGCCGGAAGGTTGCGGCGGAGAATCCGGAGGTGATCCGGTGGGAGGATAACGGTGTCTGAAACAGCCGCATGGAGCTATACCAATGTTGCCACTGTTTACCCGCGCGTCTACGACGACTGGAACAGCACCTGGACAACCGGAACCCCCTACCTGATTGACTGCACCTGGACGGCAAACAATGAGGTTGCGGTAGATGCCAGCGGGAAAGAGTTCACCACGAACCTGATTTTCTTCACTGAACTGAAGCGCAATGGCATCGATGCGACCATGCCGAAGCGTGACTGGTATATCGCCAGAGGTGACACAACGGCACAGGCCGATCCGCTGAAAGCTGGTGCAAACGTCATCAAGGCGGTGACGGAATGGGATATGTCACCATTCGGCGAGGAGCCAGACTACAAAATTCTGACGTGAGGGGATCATGCCCGTAAAAGGTATCAAGCGTGTTCAGATGAACACCCGCAAGGTGCTGGCAGAAATTGCCGGGCCACGCACAGAAAGAGTGCTGACTGGGGTCATGATTGTCGGATCGTCTCACGCTGCGCTACTTACTCCCATTGACACATCCACGCTTATCAACAGCCAGTACAGAAAGCTTGACCCAATGCCCGGCGGGATGCAGGGAAAGGTCGGGTACACGGCTGCATACGCTGCCGCCGTTCACGGTATGTCCGGTAAGCTAAAAAGTCAGCCGCGTGAACACTTCGGAAGAACTCGTGCTGGAAAAGAATTCGGCGGCGGCACCGGGAAGGGGAATTACTGGGATCCCGATGCCGAGCCGGGGTTCCTGACCAAAGGCTTTGAGCGTGACGGTCTCAACGAGATTAAGGCCATCATCAAACAAGGGTACAAAGTATGACGCGCAGCGAAGTGTATGACGCGCTGAGAGCGTGGTTACAGTCTCACGGGTTTGATGTCGGCTACCGCGTCCAGAAACGCTTCTGGAACGAGCTGGAAGGTACTGAAGGGGAAAGATACCTTGTCATCCAGCAAAACGGCGGTGGCAAGCCTGAGGAAGCCATCACGCGCGACTTTTTCCGCATCCTTGTTTTGTCAGGACAGAACGACAGTGACATCAACGAAGTTGAAGACCGCGCCGACGCCATCCGCCAGGCGATGATCGACGACTACAAAACCGAATGCATCATTTCGATGCAGCCAATAGGCGGCATCACCGCCATCCAGACCGAAGAAGGGCGTTACCTCTTCGATATTTCCTTTCAAACCATCATTTCCAGATAACACGGAGATAAATCACTATGGCGTGTGAATCGGGCGCTTTTACCGGGCGCGACGTCGTCGTTTATTACGCGATTGGATGCCCTGAAGTACAACCCACCGCCAGCGCTTACCGCCGACTCGGCATGATGCGCGGCAAAACAGTAAATGCAGAGTGGGAAACCGCAGATGCGACCGGCGACATGAGCGCTGCATTTACGCAAGAGAACCTCGTTACTTACAAGAACATTTCGTTCTCTGGTGACGGTGTGACCCGCAAAGAGGATGTTTATGCGCAGAACGCGCTTAAGCGTCACGTCTACAACCCGCCAGCAGAGACCAGCAACCAGCCGTATGTATGGTTCAAGATCATCTCTCCGAACGATATCACCGAAGGGCCGTTCATGGTGACATCATGGGGCGATGAGGCGCCGCACGACGACGTTGCCACCTGGTCTGTCGAGGCGTCCAGTGCCGGTCAGGTTGACGTGCGCGACGTTGGTGCAACTATCACCATCACTACCCAGCCACAGAATCGCACGCTGACCGTTGGCGATACGCTGAACCTGTCGGTGGCTGCGACTGTGTCTGACAATTCAGCACTGACTTACCAGTGGAAGAAGGGTGGTAGTGACATCTCTGGCGCAACATCAGCAACATTCACCAAAGCAAGCGTGGCTGCCGGTGATGCCGGATCATACAGTTGTCAGGTGTCTTCCTCCACAGCGGGCAGCGTGACGTCCGGGTCTGCTACGGTTGTTGTCAACGCAGCGTGATATCAGGGGCTTCGGCCCCTTTTTTTGAGAGGTTTCATGAAAGCAATAACCGATATCGGCCAGGCTGTTGTCCGCGTCAGTGGCAAAGAGGTATTCCTCAACCCTTCATTCCTCGCCATGTCTCGTATTGGGTCGCCGGAACAGATTGTTGATGCTTTCGTGAAGGTTCATGCCGGGCATTACCCGAAACACCGAATCTCCGATACTCAAATCCTGAAGGCGGCCAATGCCCGATGCTTTGCTGAAATGGCAGCATCGGCGGCAAACGTAGTACGGCATTGCTCTGAGGGTGATGTTGCAGAGTTGATTGGTTCGTACTCGGTGAACGCGGCAGGGCGACTGCTGTTCAAGCCTGGGGCTATCCCGATCGAGGATGTTATCCAGATTGCCCGCCACCTGATTCTGCATGGCGTAATGGGCGATCAGCCGCCGGAGGATTTCGAAGGAAAAAAAGGCGAATACAGTGACAAATTCGATGTACGGTCATTCGTCTACACCGCTGTTGCTCACCTCGGCATGAGCGAGTCTGATGCCTGGAACATGACAATGACCAGCTTCCGCGCCGCCATGAATGCCAAGTTCCCGCAGAAAGAGAAAGCCAGAGTGCCGACTCAGGAGAAATACGACGAGGTTATGGACTGGGCCGAGCAAATGCTGGCTATCGACGCGCAACGGAACGGACCGCATTAATCTCCTTGATCTCCATACAGCGGCTGTGGATGAAGGTAAAGCCACTGAATCACAGCGACCAGGTGAGTTTCTCAAAACCAAGCAAGTTAGGCGGTTCGTGCAATCCTTGAGCGATGCGAAGAAAATCGCATCGGTTATGACCATTAAGGGTGGCCCACTTCAGGGTTCCTGGGGCTTGAGCTTATCGCTATACGCTATGCAGCCTGGCTCAATCCACTTTTTGAAATCAAAGGCTATGAGACATTTCAAATGCTGATGCGTCGCGGGTTCGATGCCATGTCCCGTCTCAACAAAATCGACCACGTTATTAACACCGAAACCAAAGCGATCAGTCAGTGCGCCAGCCAGATGGCCCGGTGGGGAGTTGGCGGACGCAAAAAGCTACTCCATGCAGCGCGTGATCGCGTTGCTGATGAGGTGCAAATGTATTTGCCGGGTATTTACTGAGAAAAAGAAGCCGCCAGAAAACTGACGGCCATCAGAGATCCGCAATGGCGCGGAAAATCGGTGATAGAGCATTTGAAAACCACAAAGATTGAGGGGGTGGTTGTCGTTTACTCATTTAGTCTATGGCTATAGGATAATGCCTAAAATGGCGTAGAGGGATAAAGGAATGAAAAAACTACCAATTATTGCGATCTGCGTTGCACTCCTCGCTGGTTGCGCAGGAATCATGGAGAAACAGGAACCGATCTGTGAAGGTGTGGCAATGCTCGGCGGGCAAGATACCACCGTGCAGATTTACGGAGTTCGCAAAGTAGCCAACCAGACCCAGTATCGCGCCGGCTATCCGTTCAACTGGCAGTGGGTATCAAAGAACAATTTCTCCAGTACCACCTGCGATAAGAAGCCAGAGGTTCGTAACGACCTTCCAACCAAATCTGCCTGATTGAAGAGCACATCCGAACCCGCTTAACTGCGGGTTTTGTCGTCGCTATGGATATAAGATCAGTTTATGGCGCAATGCCACGCATGATAGATTCATGGAAATACATTTCGTGGTGAATCAGCGTGGAAGACGAAAAACAGCGCCAAATGCAGCTTCAACTGACCCTTCAGCGACGGCTGGAGAAAGTCTCCCCTGAATTATTGTCAGAATTCCTCTTCAAACGCGGCGTTGAAACATTCAAATGCCTTTTGTGTGGCAGTGAAGATATCGGCATTCCTCAGTGCAACATGCTGCAATCAGGGCCTGATGGCGGCGCTTCAAAAACATTTGTAGACTACATCAAGTTAAATGCCGACGGTCCTCCGTTCTCTCTCATGCATTATCAATACCGCATAATATGCCGCAACTGCGGATATACGCATCATATCGCCGTGTGGCCGGTTCTAAAATGGATTGAAGAGGGAAAAGATGATGGCAAGTAGTGAAAGGGATTACGGGATCTCATCAATGGCCGACTACCCCAAATACAAATGGCATGGCGGTGGTGGTAACGGTGGCGACGGAGGCGATATGTACACACGCGAGAGAATTGCAAGACTTGAAGCCACAGACGAACTGCGAGAGCGAAACATCAGAGGCATTGAATCTGAGCTGAAAAGCATCAACCAAAACCTATCATCAATGGAAAAGCGGTTCATTGATAAGATTGACGACAACCAAAAGTGGCTGGTTGGCCTTTTAGTATCGGCAATACTCGTTCCATTATTCATTGCTTTAGTCACCAAGTGATCTGTAACTGTTCTGTCGTCGCCAGATCCCTGCTGACCTCTCCGTCAACTGGTGGTAGGATTTGACCATCTTTTACTGATGGGGATAGGGATATGAGTTTCGCCAGTCAATCTACACAGCAGATATTTCCATTTCCGGCGGACATTGCCTACGAAAAACTGATTGAGACAATTCCAGAGGTCGGAATGTCTATAAAGCAAAAAGACGATGTTTTGCGCAGAGTTTCCGTTAGTGCTGGTATCTCACTTTTTTCATGGGGTGAAAATGTATCTATCGTAGTTAATGCCGATGGGGATAAGTCGTGTACTGTTGGTATCGACTCTTCACTTAAGCTTGGAGTGAACGTGACTGGGGCGCATAGGCACCAGAAGAATTTTGATAAAATCATCTACGCGCTTAGCAACAAGCTGAAGGAATGGCAAAGACGGCAACCATTGGAACTCGGACCAGAAAAAACTGATGAAGAATACTTGGAAGAGGCAAGAAGAAAAGCTGGCCTGCTCTAAGGAAAAGACTAACTAACAAGACCTCGCTCCGGCGGGGTTTTTTATTGCCTGGAGAAATTGAAATGACCCAGAACGTCGGCGATATTGAATATGTGATTAAGGCCGATACGGCACAGTTGCTGCGTGCTGATAAGCAGGTTCGTGACGTAACCGACGGCATGGAAGGCGGTTTCAAGCGGGCTGACAAGGCCGCTTCATCGCTAACGTCATCCTTTGGCAGTCTGAGCCGCGTAGCTACCTCCCTGATGGCTATCCTGTCGGTTCAACAGGTGGCTGAGTACGCCGACGCATGGACTACGCTCAACAACAAACTGGCTAACGCCCTCCGCCCAAGTGAGCAGCTGGTGGATGTGACGGAGCGAGTATTTAATATCACGCAGCAAACAAGATCCAGCCTTGATGCTACGGCAACTTTGTATGCAAGACTTGAGCGAGGAACCCGGCAATATAATACCTCAGCAGAGGATTTGGCTAAGCTAACAACTATTATCAACCAGGGCTTTGTTGTATCTGGCGCTACAGCTCAAGAGGCTGAGAACGCAATCATTCAGCTATCGCAAGGTATCGCCTCGGGAGTTTTGAGAGGAGAGGAGTTTAACTCTGTTTCTGAACAGGGTTCCAGGTTGATGGTTGCCCTTGCTGACTCTATGGGCGTTGGTATTGGGGAGTTACGCCAGATGGCCGCCGCCGGGAAGTTGACTACTGATGTTGTGGTTAACGGTCTACTTTCGCAGGGAACTGCGATCGGCAATGAGTTCGCCAACACAACGACAACTATCAGCCAGGCATTGCAGGTTGCCGGGAACAACATCACCAAGTTCTTTGGTGAAAACTCCACAGTAAAAACCGGTACGGCAATTTTCAACGATGCTGTGATCGGCGTCAGTGAGAACATCGGAGCTCTCAGTGCCATCCTGACCGCTACCGCTGCTGTTATGGGGAGTCGCTACGTTGGCGCCCTGACTATGGCTACTGCTGCGAAGTTAAAGGCCGCAGTTGCTGCAAGAAATCAGTCAGCAGCAGAGATGGAGGCTGCACAGGCTGCGGCAAACAAAGCTACAGCAGATCTCCGCGCTGCCGCCGTCGCAAAAGAACGTGCGCTGGACGAGATCCGCCTTGCTGAGATGATGAAGCAGACAGCGGTTAGCGCGACAAATGCTGCGGCCGCCGAGCAACGCTTGTCTGCCGCACGAACGGCAGCAGCCGGAGCTGTAGATAACTACAATCGCTCTCTTGCGGCAAATAAAGCGGCGCAGGCTGGGTTGTCAACAGGTGCTGGGCTGGTTAGTCGTGGCTTATCTCTCATTGGTGGTCCTGCTGGTGCCGCCATGCTCGCTGCCAGCGCGATTCTGTATTTCTCCCAAAGGGCTAAAGAGGCCAGAGACGATGCCAATAACCTGGCAGATAGCGTCAACGATCTGAGCGCTAAGTTCCAGACCATGTCGCATACCGAACTGGCAGCCACCATTGGCAAGTTAAGCCAGAATCTGCCAACTCTTAGCGATGCGGTATCCGACGCACAGAAAGAATTTAACGACGCTACTGCTGCTGTTCAGAGGCAGGAAAGGGAAATTGCTAACTGGGGAACGAACACTACCCGAGGCCGGCAGGCTGCTGAGGCATTAGGTGGTGCCCAGGATAAGTTAGCGATAGCAACTCTCGAGCTTGAACGCGCTCAAAACCGCCTTAGCCAGACCCAGAATGCCATTAACATCGGACGCGCCACGCTCAATGGCACAATGAGGCAGGGGATAGACCTTCTTCGTCGTGATGGTGAGGAGGCCAGTGTTACCGCCGGTATGATGGGTAAGCTTGGCGACATGATTAATTTCGCTGCAAAGGCGAAGGAGAAATTCAACTCCAGAAGTTTGATGGTAGAGCGGCCGAAAGACGTTCAGGATTACCTTGATAAACTGCAAGACCAGGTGACACTCCAGAGCGAGCTTAACGATCGCAAGCGTGCGCAGTTGAAGGCTGAGCAGGATATCAGAAAACTTGGTGGGACTGAAGCTGATGTCAGATTGGCGAGGGAAAGGGCTGCTGCCGAATACGACGCCCAGCAAGCTCAGCAGAAAGGCAAAAAGGAAACCAAAGATGCCACGTCTGAGGCGTCTAAGGCAGCCACTGCCATGCAGTCAAATGCGCAGAAAATTGCGGAATATAAGCAAAGGGCTGGTCTTGCTGCGACCACCACCCAGGAGCTATCCCGAGAGCAAGCTATCCTGAGGGCTGAGCAGTCTTTAAATAGTAGCGCCACAAAGGATCAGGTGGCTGAAATAAGGAAATATGCAGCAGCAGAATGGGACGCAGCCAATGCGGTGAAGATGCGGCAGCAGGCCGAGCAAGGTAAAAAGTTTGCACAGCAGGAGATCGTCGCAAACGTGACCACCCCTGACGCCGTAACGGGCGCAGTGCAAAATCCAACGGCTCTTATTGATTTGCAGGAGCAGCAGAAGTTAGCGGCACTTGCTAAGTATCAGACCATAGACAAGAAAAATACACAGCTTTACGAAGATGCCAAGACGGCCATTCAGGAGCAGGCAGCAAACGCCAGGAGGAAGATTGCTGTAGATGAGGCCAATGCACAAACTGAGGCGATAGGCTCCATTCTCGGCTCGGCGTCACAGGGGTTTGACAGCCTGGCGTCAATTATCGAAAACACGTCTGGGAAGAGCAGTGGTGCATATGTTGCCATGTTCGCTGCTGCAAAAGCATTCGCGATAGCGCAATCAACCCTGAGTCTTAACACGGCGATTATGCAAGCCATGGCCGATCCGACTGCTCTTACGCCAGCACAAAAAATGGCGAACTACGCAGCCATCGCCTCGGCCGGTGCTTCCCTGCTTTCGAATATTGCAAGTGTCACCATGAGTGGCGGTCGTCGCTACGGCGGTACGGTTTCTGCTGGTAACGCCTATCGTGTCAACGAGGATGGCCGTTCTGAAATCTTCCAGACCGCCGGGGGTCAGCAGGCATTCATCCCGAATCAGTCAGGGAAGATTATTCCGGCAAATAAGGTTGGGGGTAGTGGCGGAGTTGTTAATCAAACTGTCCATTTCACCATCAACACTACAGGCGGCATTGACGATGCCACAATGGCTAAAATGGCGCAGATGATGAAGCAGGTTAGCCTCAGCACCATTCGTGATCAGCAGCGCCCTAACGGGTTACTACGGAGGTCATAGTGCCAGAAACATTCACATGGACACCGCAGAAAGCCTACTCCGTTGAGCGCACGCCGAATGTTGCCGTCGTTAAGCTCGGCGACGGTTACGAACAGCGACAGGTGAAGGGTATCAATCCACTGATGGATAAATACTCGCTCACCTTTCGCGGCGTCAGCGGAGCGTGCCGCAGTAACCCTGCGAAGGATGTAGAGGCATTCCTCAAAAGGAGGGGGGCGGTTGAATCGTTCTACTGGACGCCATCCGATACGGGAGTGAGGAAGCTGTTTGTCTGCCGCTCCTGGAATATGACAAAGACCGGGCCGCTGTTTGAACTGACGGCCACGTTTGAACAGGTGCCGAGATGATATCACTACTTAAAGCGGCTATTTTTTCCGAGCCGCCGGCACACGCCCGCGAGCGCAAAGATATTGAGCTCTGTTGTCGCTACGATGCTTCGGACTGGGCAAAGCCAAACTGGACCGAAAAAAATCCAGTGCATAATTGGCGAAACTACGCGACGCCACCTTTACGGCGCATCTGGCATACGTTCACCGATGAGCAAAAGCAGGTGATTGCCTTCACCCTCCAGACGGCAGCTGATGCCGAGCAATGGGACTAACACAACCGCCTACGGGCGGTTTTTTTATGGGAGTTTTCCATGCGCGACATACCAGCCAGCATGTTTATTGATAGCGTCGATGCCGGAGTAGGCGCTTTCATCGACCTTTTCGAAGCAGACCTGCAACCCTTTGGTGGAGACCTTATCCGGTTCCATTCCGGCACCAATGGATATTACGGAAATGTGATCTGGAAAGGTAACCAGTACCAGGCGTACCCGATAGCAGTCGAAGGGTTCGAGTCAAAGAACGAAGGCACATATTCCCGGCCAACAATGGTGGTGGCGAACGTCACGGGTTTACTGACGGGCATAAACCATGACTTCGACGACATGCTTGGGGTGGTGATCACCCGCCGTCAGGTTCCGGTGAAATACCTGGACGCGGTGAACTTCCCCAATGGCAACCCTGACGCAGATCCGACGCAGGAAGCGGTTTCCCGCTACGTTGTTGAGGAGATGACGGAAGAGACGTTTGAGCAGGTAAGCTATACGCTGGCAACACCTATCGACTGCGACAACGCCATCATCCCGGCGCGAACAATCCTTGCCGACGTGTGCCAGTGGCAGTATCGCGGCGTCGGGTGCGGATATGACGGGCCGCCGGTTGCAGATGAGCGCGACAATCCAACCACTGACCCGGCGAAAGATAAGTGCTCTCACCGCCGTAGCGGCTGCCGCTTCCGTTATCCACGACCGGAACCAATGCCGATCAGCAGCTTCCCCGGCTCTCAGAAGGTTTCATGATGCAGGAATTACTCGATTATGCGGCATCGTCGCAGGATGAGGTGTGCGGCTTAATTCTGGAAGGCGGGCGACTGTTCCGCTGTCGGAATGTTCACCCGGAGCCGGGAAATCACTTCCGAATCAGTGATGATGACTGGCTGGCGGCCGAGGAGGCTGGAGAGGTGACTGCGGTATTCCACTCTCACCCAATGAACAGCCCGGTTCTGTCCGGATCCGACCGTAAATGCCAGGTTGCATCGGGCCTTCCATGGGTGCTGGCCTGTAACGGGAAAATCAGAACGTTCAGGCCGTTGGATTACCTTTTGGGGAGGCGGTTCGAGCACGGAGTGACTGATTGTTACACGCTATTCCGTGATGCGTATCACCTGTGCGGCATTGAACTCCCTGACTTCGAAAGGACGAATGGCTGGTGGCTGAGAGGGGAGAATCTCTATCTGAACAACATGTCGCGCAATGGCTTCAATCAGGTATCGCCGGGAGAAGCGCTGCCAGGTGACGTAATAATCAGGCAGCCATTCCCCGGTGCCGACCCTTGCCACGCAATGATTCTGCTCGATGACAATATGGTTCTTCACCACGATTGCTCAGGGCATTTAAGCCGGAGAGAGCAAATGCGCCCGGCATACGTTAAGCAGATGCATTCCATATGGAGACATGAACAGTGCTCATCTTTAAATTTGCAGGGCATTTACGCCGACATTTCCGCAAAGTCGAGCTGAACGTTGATACCCCTGCCCAGGGCATTCGTCTTTTGCTTGCTCAGAATCATGAGTTCAAAAAAGCATTCCTGAACGCCAGAGTAAGAATGCGAGTGGCGGGTGAGGATGTTGAAACGTCTTCGGTGCAGTGGCACATGGATCGGCGCCTGAAGGATGGCTCTGTAGTGCTGTTTGTCCCGGTGGTTGAGGGGGCGGGACTTGAGACCAGTACGATAGTTCTCATTGCCTCACTGGTGCTGTCTGCCGCCTCGGTTGCTTACTCCATCTACATGTCCCGGAACATGAAAAGCAAAACTTCAGCGGAAGCGGCCGAAACAAACACCCTCACGAATAACTCGTTTACCAGTGCAGAAAACAGGGTCGGACAGGGGCATCCTGTCCCCATACTCCTCGGCGAGATGGAGGTCGGTAGCAACGTAATAAGTCTCGGGATCGACACATCTAATAATTCCGACTGGGAAGAATCAATCAGCTAAGGTGGCGCTATGTCTTCAGGTGGCGGTAAAGCATCAACCCCAAAATTACTCGACGATAACCTCAAATCAAAACAATTCTATCGGGTACTGGATCTGATATCTGAGGGGCCAATCGCGGGCCCGGTGGATCAGGAGCACCTGTCTTCATTCAAGCTGAATAAGACGCCTATCACTGACTCGAACGGTAATGTCAACGTGAATGGCATTAGTGTTGCCTGGCGACCTGGATCGGAGACTCAGGAGCCAATCAACGGCTTCTCTGCAATCGAAGCGACGACCATTGTTAACACTGAGGTCACTTACGACACCCCGCTGGTTAGAACCGTGACAGATCAGGACGTGACCCGCGTTCGTTTTAACATCGGCGTCACCGGGCTCATGGAGCAGGACTCCAAGGGTAACCAGAAAAACACCTCTGTAACGATGGTTATCGAGACCAGAACTGGCTCGTCGGGCTGGGTCATGGAGAAGACGGTGACGATTACAGGGAAAATCTCTGGCGAGTACCTTGAGGCGCACGTCATTGATGCCCCCGACACCAAACCGTTTGATATCCGCGTTCGCCGCATTACGCCTGACAGCAGCAGCGATTTGCTGTCAAACGGGACTGTTTGGAACAGCTACAGCGAGATCACCGACGACAACCTTAGCTATCCGTTCTCTGCTGTTGCCGGCTCAGTCATCGACCGTGACCAGTACACCGACACGCCGAGCCGCACATATCATCTTCGCGGGCTGATCGTTGACGTACCGGATAACTACGATCCAATTGCCAGAACTTACTCCGGGCTGTGGACGGGGGGCTTCAAAAAGGCATGGACTAACAACCCGGCGTGGCTGTTCCGTGAGCTGGCGAAAAACACCCGATTTGGCCTGGCGAAACGCGCCGGATACATCGATGTTGACGATGGCGCACTCTACATTCTGTCGCAATATTGCGATCAGCTTGTAGATGATGGGTATGGCGGCAAAGAGCCACGCATGACGCTCAACGCCTACATCACAGAGCAGGCGAGCGCGCGAGACATTCTCGACAAGATAGCGAGCATGTTCCGTGGCATTGCGCTGTGGGACGGCCTGCGCCTGTCCGTAATGCTGGACGCGCCACAGGATCCGATTGCGACAATCACGAACGCCAACGTTGTGAATGGCGAGTTCAAACGAAGCTCTGTAAAGCGTTCAGAGAAATACAATGCCGTTGTAGTGTCCTGGACTGATCCTGACAACGGATGGGAGCAGGTGAAAGAGTACGTTTCCGACGATGAGATGATAGCCAAAGGAAACTACAACGAAACCACTCTGGAGGCGTTTGGCTGCACCTCTCGCGGACAGGCATGGCGGGCAGGTAAATGGCTGCTGGAAACAGCAAAGCGTGAAAGCAGCAGGTTGTCTTTCCAGATGGCTCGGGATGCTATCCACTTCACGCCGGGTGATATCGTTGAGGTCATGGATAATGACTACGCAGGAACTCGCCTCGGGGGGAGAATTGTTTCTCATTCCGGGAGGGTGATAACGGTGGACGCGGTTGATTCCTCGGTAGTAACAGACGGCTCCACTATGTCGATTATGGGGAGGGACGGAAAGTTCTCTCGCTATGAGATTGATGGCGTTAACGGAAATAACGTCACACTCAAAACCGAACCGAACTGGGTGAGGGCGGGAACTGTATTTGCCATTTCAACCGCAAGCGTTGCGATTCGCCTTTTCCGGATACTGAGCGTTGCCGAAACGGAAAACAACTCCGTCTACAGCATAACGGCCTCATTGCACGACCCCAACAAACAGGCAATCGTTGACGAGGGTGCAGTGTTTGAAGTTCCCAGCGATACGTTGAACGGCTACCGCGTGCCTAACGTGGAAAACCTGCGAATCCTGAACACAAACACTGAGACCGTCCAGGTTACAGCAACGTGGGAGACGGCAACCACCACTAAAAAGCTGGTGTTTGAGCTGTACATCTACAGTGCTGATGGGAAGCTGGTATCTCAGTACGAAACTGACCAGTTCCGGTATGAGTTTTACGGTCTGGCTGCCGGTAGCTACACGCTCGGCGTTCGTGGGCGCAATGAAAACGGGATGAAAGGCGCCGAAACTCAGGTGAGTCTTATTATAGGCGCGCCAAAGGCTCCTAACTCCGTTCAGTGGATACCCGGACCATTACAGGCCACTCTGGTGCCAGTTATGTCTGTAACGGCAACATCAGATACCTCTTTTGAGTTCTGGTACGCAGGCGAGACTCCGATCCCATTAACCGATGACATTGAGAACAAAACTCAATTCCTCGGAAGGGGGAACCAGTGGACCATTCAAAAGCTCAAGTTTGACCACGTCTATTACGTTTATGTCCGGACACGCAACGCGTTCGGGGTTTCTGATTTTGTTGAGGCTTCAGGAAAGCCAACGGATGACTTTAGCGATATCACCGATGCAATCCTGGAGGAAATTAAAGAGAGCGATACCTTTAAAGACCTCATCGAGAGCGCCGTCGAGAGCAGTGAAAAGTTCGCAGAACTGGCTGATGCCATCAAAGATAACGCGGATGGTCTCGCGGCGGTGGTTGGCTCTAACAAGCAGACCGCAGAGGCAATCATCAGTAACGCACTTGCCATTGCTGATGTTGTTGTTCGTCAGACCGCCCAGCAGGACGCCAACTCTGCCACATTCGAGCAACTTCGGGAGGTGATCGCCACTGAGACGGAGGCACGCGTTACCGATGTCACCCGACTGGAGGCAAAGACTGCGGATAATGAAGCCAGCATTACTGATGTTCGCCAGGCGCTGGCCACTGAGACGGAGGCGCGAGCCTCTGAGGTTGGCCTGCTTACCGCCGCCACGAAGATTGCTTCTGATAAAGCGGACTCAGCTGCTGAAGTCGGCGCGCAGAATACAGCCTCAATAACCGATCTTAGCCAGGTTGTCACAAACCTGGATTCCTCTATGGCGTCCCGGCTGGAGGAGTTGGGGGCTAAAACGGACAAGGCCAGTGGCGGCATTCAGAGCAACTCCATCGCGCTAATCACCAATACGCTTGCTCAGGTTAATCAGCGGATGACACTCAGCGCGCAGTACGGTGACAGTAAGGCCAGCATCGATCGCATTGACAGCGCCATGGCAAGCGACAGGGAGGCCACGGCGAGTTCACTGCTGAGTTTGCAGACGGATGTCAACGGCAACAAAGCATCCATCAACAGCCTGAACCAGACGTTTTCCAATTATCAGCAGGCCACGGCCACGCAGATAAACGGCATTACGGCGACCATCAACGGGCACACTTCAGCGATCAGCACTAACGCTCAGGCGATAGCAAACGTTAGTGGTGACCTGAAGGCGATGTACAGCATCAAGGTTGCCGTGGACGCGAATGGAAAACAGTATGCCGCCGGAATGGGGATCGGTGTAGAAAACACTCCATCGGGCATGCAGTCGCAGGTGCTGTTCCTGGCGGATCGCTTCGCCGTCATGGCGCAGGCAGGGGGAGCGGTTACACTGCCGTTCGTTATCCAGAACGGGCAGGTGTTTATCCGGGAAACCTTCATCCAGGACGGCACCATCGGCAACGCCAAGATTGGCAACTACATCCAGTCCAATAACTATGTCGCTGGCTCAGTCGGATGGAGGCTGGATAAGGGAGGTACGTTTGAGAACTACGGTTCGACAGCTGGTGAGGGAGCCATGAAGCAGACTAATCAAACGATCAGTGTCAAGGATGCCAACAATGTGTTGAGGGTGCAGATCGGGAGAATCACGGGAACATGGTAACGGGAGGCCTCTTACGGGGCCTCTTTTTTTTCAGGAGGACTGGATGGCGGAATATGGTGTTCAGACATGGGACGCCTCAGGCAAGGTAAACAACTATGGCGTTAAGCCTGTCAGCGTTTGTGGCTATCTCCAGCTGGCCCAGAACCAGAAAACAGGCTCTTACACCGTAGCGCTTCCACCGGGTTGCAGGCTGACCTATTTTCAGAGCATGAACGGCGATCAGTTTGGTACGAGTCGGAGGAAGATCACCATTTCGGGGGGAACAGCAACAGTGTCAGCAGCAGGCGATACCGACTACTCAGCAGGGACTGAGCCTGCGGCAGCGGCTTATCTCATTTTCCAGATCGAGAGGGCATAAATGGCGGAGTATGGCGTTTTACTGACGACCACGAGCGGGGAAGTATGGGTGACCGCGAACAGCTCGCCAATCGCTCTTCAGGCGCGAAAGACAGCGGCACTTCAGGGAACATCGGGGTTCAATACCAAAGTGACGCACACATTCCCCGCAGGTCAGCCTGTTGTCGCCTTCGTTCATTGCACGGTTGAGGTCGAAATCACTCAGACGATAAGCGGGAACACCATCACGATTGATTTTCTCAGACCGAATGCAACCGGCACAGCGTACGTTTATTTTTTCTCTATTTTCCCGCAGACAAAGCCAGACTACGGGCTGGCTGTGTGGGATGCATCAGGGACGCTGATTTTAACAAACGAAACGCGCACGCTGAGCGATGTTGTCACCCTCGGCAACGCCGGGGTGGATGCCAGCTCAGGATACAACATCAATACAACTCTGGCGGGGAAGTGGGCCTGTATGCCTGCCATGCTGGGGCTAATTACCGGGGTTATATCGGCTGGCGGTCAGCCGCAGCCATACTCGGCCATATACAAGAGCATGGCAAAACTTGAGGGAAGCAATACGCGGATATTCGCCAGGCCGCAGACAACCCCCGGCGGCAACCTTCAGAACGTCGCGTATTCGAATCTGAGGAACGTGATTATGGCCATTAACTGCGCCAATTATGATTGATCGTTTTTAGCGATCAATTTTGAATAATTGATCTACCAAATCAATTATATCCCGTTGATTCATATTGTTATTGTGTAGCTTCATGAATGCCCTGGGATATAACCACTATGAAAAATATGATTCTTTGCCTGGCGGTGGCGGTATTGCTCTCCGGTTGCGCTGGCGTTATTGAGAAGCAGCAACCCGTATGCACCGGAACAGCCCTGGTCGGAGGACAGGAAAGCAGCGTCCAGATCTACGGAGTCCGTAAACAAAAAAATCAGACGCAGTACCGCGCCGGTTATCCCTTTAACTGGTCATGGGTGAGCGCCAACACATTCACCAGCACCACCTGCCACTAACCCATTCAGTTTTGAACAAACCCCGCTCCGGCGGGGTTTTTTATTGCCTGGAGAAAACATGATTTATACTACTGGCACTATCGCCATCAGCGGAAACACCCTTACAGGTACCGGCACAAACTTCACTGCTGCTGGTTCTCTTATTCGTAACGGCTGTACCGTT